AATAAAAAATACACAAATTTAGATGAAAAACAAAAGGGCTTGTTAAAAGAGTATATTAATAACATGTCTAATACATCTAAATTTAAAGATTATTTAGCAGTAGAACTTCCACAAATTGTGAAAGAATTAAAAACAATTAAATCTAAAATATCAGATAAAGTAACTACAATCAAATTGTCAGAAACTATTTCTGTTTTAGAAAAAATGAAAATTGGTAAAACTGTATCTGATAATAATGTTTCATCTATCATGCTTTCTTATGAGTTAATCAAAGAATTAAAATCAAAGGTAAATGTCAAATAGACTAAAAGAAATAATCAGAGGGATAGTTAAAGAAATCCAAGACGAAAAGGAATTGGAAGAAATGACTGGAACTGGTGCAGTTGCTGGATACGATACTCCAAACGCATTTTCAAAACCTGGCCAAACTGCAAAGAAAAACAAAAGATTAGCTAACGTAACTGGTGGTGAGGTTGTTGATGATTTAGAAGAAGCAAAGGATTATTTGAAAAACGATGTTCCTGCTAATTCTAAAAAACCATTAGCAATAAAGCCAACGGCAATTAGTTCAGCTGATGCTGGTGGTATTGCTGATAAGAGTGGTATGATATTAGCTAAAGAGGATGAGGAAGCTAGTTTAAATGAAAATCGTTGGTTAGAAATTAAAAACGGAGATGGTTCACCTAAAGCTAAAATGAGCAGAGGTGTAACATCTATCAAACAACAATTGGGTGAAGTAGAGAAATTTGTTAACTGGTATTCTAAAATAAAAAATGAGAATGGGGTTAAAAGAGGAGATTATTATAAAAGAACAAATAAGAGTTTACATAAGATAAAAGAAAGGTTAATGAATCTTTCAGAAAAAATAAGAACTTTATAAAATGCCAGCAGTATCAAAAGCACAACAACGATTTATGGGTATGGTTCATGCAGTACAAAATGGAGACATGGAAGCACCATCTAAAGAAGTTGAAAAAGCAGCTGATTCAATGAGTAAAAAAGATGCAAAAGATTACGCATCTACATCACATAAAGGTCTACCAAATAAAAAAGAAAATATGAACACATCAATTACAAAATCAAGACTAAAAGAATTAGTTAAGGAAGTAATGACAGAAGAAACCGAATATCAAGCGTTTTTTGCTAAAGCATTAGAAAAAGCTGGAAAATCTATTCCATCTATGAGTGATGAAGAAAAGAAAGCTTTTTTTAATAAGATTGATTCTGCTTGGAACGGTAAAGGTGATAAGAATGAAGCATTGGTTGGTGGACAAAAAGAATTAGATGTTGATAAGGATGGTGATATTGAAGGAGATGATTTAGCAGATTTAAGAGCATCAAAAAACGAAGCTAGAGATTCTAGCGGAAATGAATTTCCTGAACTTGAAGATGTTAAAACAGCTGTTAAAAAAATAATCCAAAATAATGATGTTGAAAAGCTTTTAAGAAATAAAGTTACTGCTTATCTACAAAAAGAAAAAGGATTTACTGGAGCTGGTAATACAAATAGTAGTAGATTATACGATAAAGTAATAAATGATTTACTTAAACACTAAGAATTAAATTAAGAATGAAGAATCTTTTAATAGAAACAAAATTATTTGAAGGTAAAGTACAAGAAGACGAAGGTGGAAGAACCATTGTTAAAGGTATTCTACAAAGAGCTGGTGCTGAAAATCAAAACGGAAGAATCTATCCTAGAGAAATCCTAATGAGAGAAGCTAAAAAGTATGAGCAATTCATCAAAGAGCGTAGAGCATTGGGTGAATTAGACCATCCGGATTCTACTGTAATTAACTTAAAGAATGTTTCTCACAATATTAGAGAGATTCATTGGGACGGTGATGATTTATGTGGAACTGTTGAAGTTCTATCTACTCCATCTGGTAACATCTTAAAAGAATTATTAAAAGCTGGTATCCTATTAGGTATTTCATCAAGAGGTATGGGTTCTACTCGTAACTTATCTGGAAACAAAGTAGAGGTACAAGAAGATTTTGAATTGATTGGTTGGGATTTTGTATCTAACCCATCTACACATGGTGCATTTATGGTACCTGTAAACGAATCGGTTAATAGAGGTTTACAACAAATAGGAACTGATGTTTGCGGAGACTTCTGTAAAGCACAAGACTTAATGAGAGAAATAATAACTGAAATAGCATAATAATGGCAAAGAACTTTGATATATACGATTTCGTACACAACAATAAGATAACCTTAAAAGTTGATGGCAATAAAGGAACTACTGTAGCGAAAGCATACAATGATATCCGTAAAACTAACTTGAAAGAAGTAAAGATAGTTAATGGTAAATTCAGTTTAGCTGAAAACTTAGAAGATAGAAAATTATCAAATGAAGTTAAAAAACACTTCTTAGAGATTATTTCTACTTACAATACTTTCCAAGACCAAATGAGAAGACAATCTGATTTGACTGAAGTTGCAAATACTTTAGGTGCTATCGTTGAGGCTGCAAAAGAAATGACATTAAGAGAAAGCGGTGATTGGTTTGATGCAGTGACTGTAAAAAGAAATATGACTGAATTAGATAAGTTAGGTAAATCGTTTGATAAGTTTGCTGTTGAAGCAAACTCAATGGATGAAAGATTACATTCTTTATATGAAGATATGGGTCACATCTTAAATCGTTACTATGAAATCGCTGATATCTCTGTAGATACAATGAAAGAAAGATTAGGTAAAAAGAAATAATTATGATTCGTTTAGGTGGTTTAATATCGCAAAAAGCATTTGGTAAATTTGAAATGGGTAAAGTAATTTCAAATCCATTTGCAACGGCATTCATTAAAGAAGGTGAAGGTGAAGACCATGAAGTTTCTATGGCAAACAATTCATTGGATACCATTATTAAAATGGCAACTGAATTGAAAGCTAAAATGGGAGAAAACGAAAAGGATATTCCTGCTTGGATTCAAGACCATATTACTAACGCAGCTAATTTTATTTCACAAGCATCAACTAACTATCACGAATACGGAACAAACGAATCGGTAAATGAAGGAGCTGGTAGAGAAGCAATGGGAATTGCTAAATTTACTGGTACTCGTGCAATTGCAGTACAAAAATTTATAGATGATTTTAATTTGAACGCTAAAAAGCTTTTTAACTTTATAGCTAAAGGAAAATTAAAAGATAGAATGGACTTTGCAACAGCAATAAGTGGAACACGTGGTAACAAATATCAAGGTAATTTTGTAGGTATGTTCGGAGAAGGTACACTAAACGAAGATTCTGAAACAAAGAGATTGGAAATGCTAATTAAAAACTTGGAAGAAACAAATAAACTATTAGTACAACAACTTAAAGATAATAAAAGTTTAGCAAATAATAAAAAAGAAAATATTAAAAAATCAATAGTACTAAACTTAGATTTAATTAACTATTATAAAAAATGGTTAAAGGATTATCAATCAGCTGCAAACGAATCATTAGTAAACGAAGACGGCCCTTGTTGGAAAGGATATAAGCAAGTTGGTATGAAAGATAAGGGTGGCAAGCAAGTTCCTAATTGTGTTCCAAATAAATAAATTCTAAAGAAAAGTATAGTTTTTTTACGTTTTGTAAAATTTTATATATTTATTCTTAATAATAACCTATTAATTTAGGTTTTTCTATTGGTAAATGAATACTCTCGTTCTATGAGAAGTGACCAAAACGCCAATCAAAAACATACATTGAAGTCCACAAATTTAATGACTTCAGAAATCCGATAAATAAGGAAAACAAATGGCAAGTTCAAAATTGTTGAAAGAAGCAATTGCTGATGCTAAAGCTGTACGTGAAACTGCTATCGCTAATGCTAAAATCGCACTAGAAGAAGCATTTACTCCTCGTTTACAATCTATCTTATCTCAAAAATTACAAGCCGAAATGGAAGGTGATGAAGAAGATACGGAAGATGCAGTAAATGAAGATAATGATACTTCAAGTGAAATAGCTAAAGGTGATAACAAACAACCTGCAGATAAAGCAAATTCAGCACAAACTGACCTAAGTGGAATCTCTAAACAATCTGGTGAGCCAGGTAGCGAAGGTGAAGAAACTAAAGTTAAAGACCTTACTGAAGGCGAAGATGAGTTTGGTGCAGAAGAAGAAATTCCTGCAGAAGAACCAGCAGCTATGGAAGGTGAAGACATGGCTCCAGAAATGGACATGGATGCAGATGACGAAGATGAGTTAGATTTAGAATCTATCATCAGAGAGTTAGAAGCACAAATCGCAGGTGAAGAAAGTGAGGAAGAAATTCCTGCTGAAGCACCAGCTATGGAAGGTGAAGAAGCGCCGGTTGAAGAACCAGTAGCAGCTGAACCAACTGAAGCACCAGCAGTAGAGGGTGAAGACCCAGCTATGGCTGATGATGAAATTGACTTAGACGAGATTCTAAGAGAAATGGGATACGGAGAAGATGAAGCTGAAGAAGAAAAAGCTGACGATGCAACTGAAACTCAGGCTAAAATGGAATCATTACAGTCTGAATTAGAAGAAGCATTAGCAGTAATTAAATCTTTAAAAGGAACAATCAACGAAGTAAACCTTTTAAACGCTAAATTACTTTACACAAACAAATTGTTCAGAAGTTATAACCTAACTAACGAACAAAAAGTTAAAGTTGTAGAAAATTTAGACAGAACTTCTAACGTAAGAGAAGTTAAATTAGTTTACGCAACACTTTCTGAATCAATGAAATTCACAGGAACTGAAAGAAAAGTAGCTCAAGTTAAAAAGAACATTACCGAAGGTATTGCTTCTAAGGCTCAAGCTTCAACAGCTCCTAAAAAAGAAATTATTTCTGAAAGTAATGAATTAGCAAATCGCTTTAAGCAATTAGCTGGTATCATAAAATAATAATCCATAAAAAAATAAATAAAAATGGCAAATTTTGATTTAAGCAAACTTATGGAAGGCAAGAACCCACAAGCGGTAATGTTGGCTGAAACACGTCAATTGAAAAGCAAATGGGAGAAAACAGGTCTTCTTGAAGGTATGAAAGATAGAGACCAACACTCTATGGCAGTTCTATTAGAGAACCAAGCTAAACAATTGTTGGATGAGGCAACTCAAACAGGTACATCATCAGGATCAGAAGAATGGTCTGGTGTTGCTTTACCTTTAGTAAGAAGAATCTTCGGAGAAATCGCATCTAAGGAATTCGTTAGTGTTCAACCAATGAACCTTCCTTCAGGTCTTATTTTCTTCTTAGACTTCAAATATGGTTCTTCTCAAGGTGCACAAGGACAATTCGCTGGTAAATCACTTTTTGGTGGTACTAACGTAACTGGTTCAGCAGCTAACTTCGGTAGAACTGACGCAGCAATAGGTGGTTTATATGGTGAAGGACGTTATGGCTATTCAGTAAATGATGCAGTTTCTGCAGCAGCAACTGGTAAAGCAAATGCAACAGTAGCTAACACATTCTCATCAGCATCTGCAACATGGTCTGATGTTGGATTTGATGCATCTTTATCTGCATCTGTAGCAGCTGGTGACATTGTTAAATTAACAATTGCAAAAGCTAGTATTTCTACTACTGCTGACACTGAAGCAGTTCGTTCATTCGCTGTAAACAACGCAGCTGTTGCTTCTCAAATTGGTCAATTCAACTATGTATCTGGTACAAATGTTGTATTGTTCGTTTCTGCATCTGATATAACTGATTTCTATACGACTGGTGGTGAGACTATCACTGTAACTTATTCTGAAGTTCCTGTAGCTTACGATAGAGGTGATTTCGAAGATTCAACTGCAAACTCTGCTGGTAACACAACAACTGCATTGGATATTCCTGAAATCGATCTTGAATTAAAATCAGAGGCTATCGTTGCTAAGACTCGTAAGTTGAAAGCAGTATGGACTCCTGAATTAGCACAAGATTTGAATGCATATCATTCAATCGATGCTGAAGCTGAATTAACTTCTATGTTATCTGATTATATCTCTTTAGAGATTGATTTAGAAATCTTAGATATGTTAAAATCAAACGCTTTGACTACTGAATACTGGTCTACAACTGTAGGTGAGGAATATGTACAAGGTGCTTGGTCTAATATCGGTGGTTCTTCAAATGCATACACAAAGAATGCATGGTTTCAAACTTTAGGTGTTAAATTGAACAAAGTATCTAACAAGATTCATCAATTAACATTAAGAGGTGGTGCTAACTTTATCGTTGCTTCTCCTGATGTTTGTACTGTTTTAGAATCAATTCCTGGATTCGTTGTAAATGCAGATAAAGATGCAATGCAGTTCGCTGCTGGTGTTACTGCAGTTGGTTCTATGAGTAATAGATACACAGTTTACAAAAACCCTTACATGACTTCTAACGAAATCTTGATGGGTTATAGAGGTAACAACTTCTTAGAGACTGGTGCTGTTTACGCTCCATATGTACCATTGATTATGACTCCATTAGTGTATGACCCTCAAAACTTCACACCAAGACGTGGAGTTATGACTAGATACGCTAAGAAGATGGTCCGCCCTGAGTACTACGGGAAGATTTATGTTAAAGATTTAGCTTCTATCTAAGGATAAAAGTTAGGTTTATAACTAGATTTTTAAGTAATAATCTTAGATATAGTCTAATAAAATTGGGAAGAAGAAATTCTTCCCTTTTTTATGCTCTTTTGGTAGAATTCTGTATATTTATATAAAACAATAGAATATTATGGATGTTATTTACAAAATTAGTTCACCAAAAGGAAAAGTTTACATTGGTAGAACAAACAACTTTGATGGTAGGATGGCCGAACACAAATGTAATGCTCTAACAAAGAAATCAAAAAACTCATTACATAAAGCCATTAGAAAGTATGGGTGGGATAATATGACAAAAGAAATTTTAGTTGAGATAGACCCATCACAAGCTCAAAAAATAGAAGAAGAATTCATACTAGCTTATGATTCAGTAAAGAGAGGATACAACGATACCTATAATGGTGGGGGTGGTAGTAGATGGGAAGGTAGGTATGATACAAAAGAGTATGCAGAATTTGTTGAAAAAATGAAAGTAATCAATGGTGGTGCTAATAATGGTATGTTCGGCAAATCGCATAAAGATTCTACAATGGATGCTATGAAAGCTAAAGCCAAAGGCCGTTTCACATTAGATTGGTATAGGGAAAGAAATGGTGATGTAGAAGGTGAGAGATTATATGAGGAGAGGAGAGTATGGTTAAAGAGTAGAAATTTGAAGAAAGATGAGAATGGTAGATTTTTAAAAGCAAAGTAAAGGTTTCCTAAACATTCTTATATTTATAGGTAGAAAACAAATTAAAATAAAATGGGACAAATAAAAGGAAATCCAACACCATCGTATCAAGATCAGGCATACGAAACATTAAGACCAAATGATAGAACTAATAGAAATTTAGGTACATCACCTGTAATGATTAATCATAATACAACATTAACTGCAGTAATTGATTCAACCTTTGCAACTGATGCAGATGTAGAAGCATCTGCCCCAATAATGAAAGGTAAAACGGATTTAAGTTCAGCTACTGGAACTGTAACTTATGATTGTTCAAATGGAAAAAGAGTATTCTCACATTTTGGAGTGAATGCATCGGCAAATTGGATAGCAGACTTTACTAATTTACCAATGAGTAATAATGAAGCACATTATATAACTGTAATATCTTCTAATGGAAGTTCAAATGCAAATACATATTTTATAAATGGAATAAAAATTGATGGTGTAAATGCAATATGGACTGCAAGTTGGAGTAGTGGTGCAAAAAACACATATTACATCTATAAGTTTGTAATTGTAAATACTGTATCTGGTCCTGTGGTTTATGGAGATAGAGTAACAACTATACCACAATAAAAATCAAATATATACATAAAAGGAGATACTAAAACTATCTCCTTTTTTATTTTTACTCCTTTTCAACATTTTAATATTTATAGGTGTTATATTCTATAATGAATTAATTAAATAAAAATGAGCAAGCAACCAAAGCATCAAATACTTCAACCAAAAAATGTAGAACAATATTGTAGTTATACAAAAGTTGGAAGCAAAGTATATGGTAACACTATCGAATCTGCTTCATTGGAGATGGAAACTTATGTAAGTGCTTCTTTTGATTCAGTAAGTGCAAGTTTTATTTCTAACATTAGGGTTCGTAATTCAAATTCATTAAAGCAACAATTAAAAGCAGCAAGTTCATCTTCATTAGATATAGCAGAAATTATAGGATTGTATGATATAAGATTGAATCCAGATTTATATAAAAAATATCAATTAAATTACGCATTATCAACTGGTTCAACTTTTAACGAAGCAGTAATGTGGGCAGATAGAAACTTACATTGTATAGAACCAGCAGCAAGTGGTGACCTTACATTAGTATTTTCAAGCTTTACAACGGTTGATTTACTTTTAACAAATGGATTTGATAGTCTTAGTGATTGGAATACTGCATTAATACAAACCGGTAATCCTTATACATCAATTAGTGTAGATGAAGAAACATATACAATATATTTAAGTGGTGGTTCTAATGTAGTATTAAAAAATTATGCATTTGTTGGTTATATTGAAGCTCCTAATGGGCTTGGACATGACCTTTTAGAAATTCAAGATAATGGAACAATTTCAGAAGTTGGATATGGTGGATTCCAAGGTTGTGATAATCTTACTACGGTTGAATTATTAGGAGCAACAACAATTGCGGATAATTCATTCTCAGCTGATTCTAAATTACAATATGTGTATTTACCAAATGTAACATCGGTTGGGGCTAGTGGATTTTATTCTGCTTTTAACGCAGCAACTTTACCAATAACATTATATTTACCTCTTTGTACTTCGTTAGGAGTAGCCGCACTTAGTGGACCAATTAATATTGATACACCAAACGGATTGATAGCAACATTCCCTATTGTAATGCAAACCAATGGTGGAGGTGGAGGTGTTAATGATGAAATCCAACAATTAATCGCATATAGTGATGGGGCAGTAATAAATTATGTTTAATTTAGATGATTACTTATATAGAGATGTAATATCGGTAGAAGAAGAAATTGAATTAAATCAAAATATACCAAATCTTACTAGAAAATATAGTAGGAAGATATTACGATATGGTATTTCAAAATACAATAATAATTTAATATCTTTAGAAGTACCGCAATATCTTTTAGATTTATCAGACAAACTTACTGAATTGGGCATACTTAAATTCGTACCCAAAGATTATACAATTAACATTTACAAACCAAATGATTTCATAGATTATCATATTGATTTAGGGGATGATGATACATTAATACTTAGTATTCTAACTCCAATCAATTTTAATTTAAAAAAAGGAGATGAGATGGTATCCTTTGAATTCCCACAAAGGTCAGCACTTTTATTAACTGGAGAGTATAGAACCGATTGGGAACATTCAATAGAGCGTGTTACAGATAGGAGAATATCTGTGGTGTTTAGATAAAAATACAACTAAAAGGAGATACTAACACTATCTCCTTTTTTATTTTTACCCCTTTCCAACTATTTTATATTTATAGTAGTATAAAACTAAATTTTCTTATGTCAGCAGCAAAATACTCATTTATAATAGAGCAAGGCGCAACTTTAAACTTTCAAATAGATTGGGCAGACGCTAGTGGCTCTGCTATTGATTTATCAGGCTATTCCGCAAGAATGCAAATAAGACCTGAAATTGAAGCAACTGGTTCTTACTTATCAATCTCATCATCAGCAAATTTTAATTGCTTAAGCTATATAAGTTTAAGTGGTTCTAATTTCGTAACACCTGTACAAAGTGGTTCGGTTGGAGTTTATTTAACCGCAGAAGATACAATGAATTTGAATTTTGATAAAGCATTCTATGATTTAGAAATGGTAAAAGGTTGTGAGGTAACAAGATTAATTGAAGGATTGGTTCATCTATCTAAAAATGTGACACGATAAGAAATGAGTGTAAAGGTAACAAAACAAATAACTCATGTAACGGTTTCCCAAGCTGGTATTCAAGGACCTAAAGGAGACCCGCATGGTACATCCGGTACGGCAGGTTCATCTGGTTCGTCTGGTAGTGATGGATATGATGGAACAAGCGGTAGTAGTGGTACATCGGGAACATCTGGCTCGGCTGGTACATCTGGAACTTCGGGTAAAACTGGATTAAGAGGACCTTCGGGTTCATCTGGTAGTAGTGGTTCATCTGGAACGGCAGGCTCTCATGGAACATCTGGTAGTAGTGGTACATCCGGATTAGCTGGTAAAGCTGGTTCATCTGGAACATCTGGAAAAGCTGGTACATCTGGTAAAACAGGTTCAACCGGTTCAACTGGTTCGCATGGTACATCGGGAACATCTGGTTCATCTGCAGAATTTGCATCCGTAACAATTTCCGAAACTCCTCCTGATACAAATACATCTGGAAAACTTTGGTTCAATAGTAATGAAGGAACTTTATATGTTCAATACGATAATGGTAATGAAATAATTTGGATACCTACAAACGATTTAATAGGGGCTGATGGTTCATCTGGTTCGGATGGTAGTAGTGGTACAAGCGGTACTAATGGTACGTCAGGAACTTCTGGTACATCTGGTGTAAGCGGAAGTGGTGGAACTTCTGGCACATCTGGTGTAAGTGGAAGTGGTGGAACGTCTGGCACCTCTGGAGTAAATGGTAGTAGTGGAACATCAGGTACATCCGGCTCCAATGGGACTAGTGGCACCTCAGGAACTTCTGGTACGAGTGGCTCAAATGGTACGGATGGAACTTCGGCAGAATATGCAGCAGTTTATATTTCAGAAACCGCACCAACAACGGGAACAAACGGAAAGTTTTGGTGGAATAGTAACGAAGGAACTTTATATGTAGAATATTATGATGGTAACGGAACAAATTGGATTCCTACAAATGATTTAGTAGGAGCTGATGGTAGTTCGGGTACATCTGGAACATCGGCAAATTTATCAGCAAATGTTATATTAGCACAAGTTTCACAAAGTTTAGATTTTGTAGATGATACAGCTGCAGCAAGTGGTGGAGTTGCATTGGGTGGATTATATAGAAATGGAAATATAATTCAGATAAGAATAGTATAATTAAGGTTTTTCAATATTTATAAAAAGAAACAAACAAATGGCATTAACTTTTCCAATATCGGCATCAATAGGGCAGACTTACCAAAGTGGGAGTTCCAATACTTACGAGTGGACAGGGACCTATTGGAAAATAAAGAATGTAGTATCTTATAATTTTGTAAATACTGCATCATTTAACGAATTTTCGGCATCGGTATCGGATAGAATAGTTACAGCAACAAATGAAGGACAATTTGCAACAACTGGTTCGAATCAATTTATAGGTGACCAATTATTAAGTGGTTCAATCACTTTTTATGATGGACCTAATATTGGTGCTATCGCATTGGCTCCTGTAATATCTGGAAGTGATTCATCTTTATATAATGATTTAAGTGGAGATTTTTTTATAGCATCCCCAACATCTGATATTACATTTTTCACACTTTTAAATAATGTAATCCCCAGTAGTTCACAAAATATTACTGATGTTGCTTTAGTTAGTTTAACTCGTAGTGGTTCATTGGATGTTTACGCTAATATGATGGTTAGTGGTTCAATCATACCTAATACGGGAAATGGAACTAATACATCTTCATTTAGTTTAGGTTCGGCAACAAATGCTTGGAAAGACCTTTATATATCACATGGTTCAATTATTTTCGTAGATGCTCAAACACAAGCTACTACATCATTCTCAATTGAAAATAATACCGGTGGACAAAACACTGTAAAATATACGGCAGCAATAACGGCATCGGCTTATTTAGGAGATGGTAGACAACTAACAAATTTATCAGCAAATACAAATTGGAATAACACATACGACTCTTATACAATAAGAAATACTGAACAATTAACTTTTTCAGGAGATTATATTTTAGAAAACGGATTTTTATTAATTGAAGGTAGTGAACCTAATAGTATTGGTGAATGGACAAATGTAAATGTAGATGGAGATGGAACTATAACTAGAACTGGAAACAATACATATAGAATTGATGGTCCAAACGATAATCAAGATGATGGATGGCTGTTTATAAAGAGACAGTTTGATACCCCAACAACAATGTCAATAGATTATGTATGGAGTAATTCCGATGAAGAATCGGAAGATTGGCCAATGTACGATGTGTTATCCGAAGAACCGACTGGTGAAATAAGTAATACAAATAGATTAGATGATAATAATGCTTTGTATGAAACTGGAACTTGGGAAATAAATGTACCATCTGGTAGTTGGTTAGCAATTGGAGTTTTTAGTAGCGATAGTTGTTGTGGTAGTGGTAGTTTGAATATTACACTCCCATACATACTTAACGAAGATGTACAATACGCACCAAACAAATACTTCAAAAAAGAAGGTTCAATATTTATAGGTGGAAATCTATTACTTAAAGATAGTGTTATTGAAAACAATGGTAAGATAAGTGTGGGTGGAGAAGTTATACTAATAGGTAATTCACAAATAGAAGGAACAGGAACAATAATATAAAAGATATATGCAATACATTCAATTACAAGGGCAAGTAGCCGCAGATTTAGACTTACCAATAGAAGGTAGTTATAATTTGTTTATAGATACATCAGATAACTCCATCAAAGCAAAAGATTTTGAAGGTAATTTATCTGGAGGTGGTGGTTTATCATTAACCGAATTAACAAGAGGTGAGATAGATGTTTTAATAGCATCGGCATCTTTAACGCCAGGTGCATTCTACAAAATAACTGGAGTAGCATCGGCATCATTCTACGAAGCTAATTCAATTAGTTACACTGGATACGGTAATGAAATTCAAGATGGTGGTACAACTATTATCTTACAAGCCGCAACTGATTCAACCCTATCTAAAAAAGGTATTGGTTTATTCTATGTTCCTAATTATGAAAATCCACAAGTACCAACTGCACCTCCCGATAACAATTATTTAGTTTGGGATAGTACATCTCGTCTTGAGTTTAGTTCATCGTTTGGAGTATTTGACCACGATGAATATGTTAATTTATATGCAAATGGTTCATCTTCATATTCTAATTTAAGAGCTAATATTGGTAATAATAGTATTACCTTAGAAGCTCCAGGTGATGAAGAAGTTCCTTCTCCTGATTTCTTTACAAACCCCGCTAACTATCCAATGAGTATTGTTGGTGATAATACGGATGCTTGGGCTGGTATTGTTGATTACTACCAGACAGCATCTTATGTAGCTGGTGATTGTGTAATTTGGGGTGGTAGAGTTTGGCAAAATAGAAGTGGTAGTTTAGGATATACAACAGGCGGATGGCCATATTCTCAATTAACATTAAACGAAGGTGATTGGACAAAAGTTGCTTTCAATGAAACTAATTATACAATAGTTGCAGATTTAATTGAATACGAATTTGAATGGGATAATATCTCTTATAGAAAAGGTGCAAATAATGTAGAAGTAAGATGTGATGGAAGATTGATGTTAAATGAATGGGGATATAATATGATTAAGTATTTTCCTTGGGGACATTATGGAACTCAAAATATTAGTATTAGTAATTCATATTTAGATGCATTTGTAAACTATCCACATGATGCATGGGCTTCTGAAATTAAGTTTGCAGATTATGGTGGATTTAACGCACATTATTGGGGAAGGGAAACTGAAATATACAATATATCTTCCGACTTTGGTGGACATATGGTTAGTTTGAATTTAGGATACCGTACAATAATTAATAAAATCACATTAGGTAAAAACGCATGGATATCGGATATTTACACATATGATAATGAGAATGGATACCACACTGCATTATATAAGATTACATTAAGTAATGGTGCATCCATTGATGATAATTGGGATAATATCTATATGTATAATGGTTCTTATATGCAAAGGTTAATATTAGAAGATAATGCTAATATTACTGATATTAATTTATACAAAGAGTCTGGTATAGAAGATTCAAAATTAGGAACTTACTCTTATATCGCTGGAATCGGATTAAATGATTATGCAGCTTTTAGACAAGTTGAGCTTGGTAATAGTAGTTATATAGAATATATAAATGCTGATGTTAGTGCTTGTTTTAAGAGAGTTAAATTAGGCATTGATTCTTATATTAATGCCATTGGTATTGGTGTAAACGGATATTTCAAACATGTTGAGATGGGTGACCAATCTTCAATATATTGTAATGTAATAGGCGATGGTTCATACTTCCAATATGTTAATTTAGGAATCCATTCTTCAATTAACACAATAGACCAAAGTGCTGGTAATTCATATTTTGAATATATTAATACTGGAATTGATTCTGACATATATAATATTGATTTAGGTTCTAATTCTTACTTTGAAAATATTAATACTGGAGTAGGTTCAAGTATATATAATATATACCAAGAAGAAACATTTCTTGCTGAGACTACTGCAAGTTATACAATTCCTAGTACTAGTTCTTACTTCCACAATATTAATACTGGTATAAATTCCGACATAAGTGGTATCTATATGGGTAGTAATACATCATTGGATAATTTTGAAGTAGCAAATGAAGGAGGATTTGGACCTTTACTTCTATCGGAATCAGTTGATTTGGCATTATTTAAGATTGGGCAGGATTATGGATTTGGTCAAATGGTATTTAGTTCATCATTATCCAATATAACAATTGAAAGAGGATTTAGCAATTTGATGAATACGGCAACTCAAAGTTTGGATGCTAGTGTTGGTGGTAATGGTAATCCACTTATTGATTTTTATAATAGAAATATTATAACTATTGATATAACTGGAGCAACTACTCCTTATAGTTATGATTTACCTGATGGGGAATATGAAGGACAAGAACTTACATTTGTGGTAAAATCCGATGGCTCTCATTCAATATTTCCTTACGATATTAATATATGGACAAACAAATTAGTTGTTAGTGGTCTTGGTTGGGGATTAGAAAACCATAGTGGAAGTTATTATGGAATACGACCATTTGCAAAATACGATGGAACTAATTGGAATTGGAAAAACGCAACCAAAGTAATTTGGACAGGTGGAGTATGGGTAACTGATGCAGAAGCATTTAACGATTAATAAACAAACAAAAAATAAAATAACAATAAGATGGCAAAATACACAACAAACCCAGACCCTAAAAAACCTGAAGGTGGAATTGAAGTACAACTTGAAAACCCAATTGTAACTCGTCAATTTGATGGACAAGAAATCAAAAGAGGTGTTATCACTATTAAGAAATTTATGGATAATCCTTCTAGAAAGATTGTAGCAGTAATGACTGATGATAACAAATTGTATGAATTATGGAAAGGTGATACATACGATGCAATTGGTGATTGGACAACTGCACAAGCAGTAGCAAGACTTAAACAAATGGCAGAAGCAGGATACGCTGGTGCATAAACCAAACTAAAGAATGTTTGAAAGTAAAATAAATAGAGGTAGAGCAAACGGATATGCTCCATTGAACGGCGATGGTAAAGTAGGACTTAACTATTTACCTGATGTTGTTGGAGTAGCTGGTACATCTGGAACATCTGGTGTAAACGGAGTTAATGGTTCTCAAGGAAGTAGTGGAGCAAATGGAACAAATGGTCTAAATGGCACAAATGGCTCAGATGGCACAAGTGGCACATCTGGCACATCACCTTTTGAGGGAGTTAATACTGGTTCGTTTGCAACAACTGGTTCAAACATTTTTACAGGAAATCAAAACATTATTGGTAACATTAATTTAAGTGGTTCATTGAATATTAGTAGTTCAATGATTATATCTTCAACGGTAGTTAATAACGGAACGATAAATGCACTTAATTCAGATTTAATAATTGATGGTGGTGATATTATATTAAGTGGCTCATTAATTTTAAGTAGTAGTAATATACCAACAAATCTTACTGGTTCTTTGGGTGATATTAATGGTACTATAAAAATTGATAATAATTCAATTTACTATTGTTCTGGTAGCTTTGTTCCCGAAACATATCAGATAATTGTAAATCAAGGCATACCATATCCCACCCACGTATTTATTCCAAAAAATCAACTGGGTGTACCAAATTTATATAGTAATGGTTTTAGTATTACAACCTCTGGCAACACAACTTATGTATTGACTGGTGTATATTCGGATGGAGATAACTGGGATTGTGAAATTGATAATTTGAATAGTAATTACCTTGGTGGAACTCAAACAATGACCCTAACTTGGTTGGATTATGAACCAACTAATATTTGGACAAAAACTGATTTTGGATTTGAAAGAGGTAAGTTTGCAACAACGGGTTCAAATACTTTTGTTGGTAACCAAACTATAAGTGGTTCATTAAATGTAAGTGGTTCTATCTATAAAGATGGTAACAAACAATTCAACTACGGACAATGGGCTTCATTGGAAACTCAAACGGGTTCTGCTAATACGGCATACCCTATGAAGTTGGAAGTTCCGATTCCTGAATTTGAAGGTATCTATGTGGGCAATAATGCAAGTGGATTCCCAACTAGAATTTATGCAGAACATACTGGATTATACAACATACAATTTTCAGCACAATTACACACCACATCAAATGAATCGGCTGATTTTTCTGTATGGTTTGCTATGACAGGTTCTAATATAGCAAATTCAAATACGGATTTTTCTATTGAAAAGGTAAGTGGTGGTGGATTCCAAGTGGCAGCATTAAACTTCTTAACTCCAATTACATCTGGAAGTTATGTAGAATTGTATTGGTCAAAAACAACGGCAAACGGACAATTGCAATATAAGGGAACGCAAGTATCACCAACTAGACCAGCAACTCCATCGATAATTGTGACAGTAACGCAAGTAGCATAATATATAATAATTATGTCAATTACATTTCAAAAAAGTTTAAGATTAACATCAACTCCAATAGCATACAAATACTATAAGTGGCATATAACCGCAATTAGAGATATTGGGATACAAGCTTATGTTCAACTTTCTGAATTTACATTTTTATTAGATAGTGTTGATACTGATATGAGTTTAGTTACTATATCTTTACTAAATGGACATACTAGTCCAAATGGTGAAAACGCAATTAATCTAAAAGATGGTAGTCTTGTTAGTAAATTTTTAGATTACAATTTTGAAGATGGTGGGACTGAAGTTCTTTTTGAATTCCCAACTGCAATAATATTTAACGGATATAAATGGGGAACTGGAAACGATTCTGATTGGAGAGACCCTAAAAGTTGGACATTGTATGGTAGTAACGATAATACAAATTGGGACGTATTAGATACTGTAACTGATTTTATAGCAACAGTTGATAGAAGTACCTTTAACACACCCTTTTCATATACATCTACTAATAATATAGAAAGCAAATTAACATTTACGGCAAACCCACCAATACCTGCAGCACCATCTATTGTATTAGACGGATTGGTATTGTATTATGATTTTAGCAATCCCACTTGTTATTCAGGTGGTGTTACTGTAAATGATTTATCAACAGCCAATAATGAAGGCTCTGTGGTAAATGCCTACGGTCATTTATCATATGTTGATTCTGGTAGCAATAGTTATTTTAATTGGGATAGTAATTCTGGTGGTAATGGCGGAAGTAATTCATTTGGAAGTTCTATTTGGACAACTTCAGAAAATATCTATAAAGATTTTACAATGATTATTGAGCCTGATTTTTCTCTTGGTGGGTTTGCTGGTTTATTTTCCATACCAAACGATAAAAGTTTAAGAATTTATAATAATAATTGGCAATTTCCTAATAATGGCAATGATGATGATTGGGGTAATCCATCATCAACTTTTTATGTAAATGGACAAGTAACTAATCAAATGGTATCCGGTTGGAATATTATTGGAGGAGCAAAAAATAATAATAATCCGGCTTTCCCTGATAATGGTAAGTTATATGTTGGTACATCTGGATATGATAGTAGACATATGAAGGGTAAAATTGCTGTGGTGTTAATGTATAATAGAACTCTTACAGAACAAGAACAATTACAAAATTATAATTTCTTTAAATTTAGATTTGGATTAGTACCCATTGGTTGATATAGGTCCACATTCGCATCCTACAACTGGAAGTGCGGTGGTTGTTATTGATGGGCCGGTGATATAATTTCTTTTTAAATACTAAACTTACATATTTTTATATTTATAGGTAACATTCAAAAAAGTGCTTAAGCAGAGGTATGTATAATAGCGATTTCAACACAAGTAGATATAATGACCCAAACGTAACGGTAACTAAGATTACTGAAAATATAAATCGTGTCACAATATCACAAGCGGGAGTTCCTGGTCCAAAGGGCGATAAGGGTGACCCGTATGGTTCATCTGGAACGGCAGGGTCATCGGGAACATCTGGGACAAGTGGTACATCGGGCTCTGCTGGAAGTAGTGGTACAAGCGGTACAACTGGTTCACATGGCACATCTGGTTTTAGAGGCCCTGCCGGAACAAGTGGTACAACGGGTAAAGATGGTACATATTTCGGAAGTAGTGGAACTTCAGGAACAACTGGTTCGCATGGTACATCTGGTACAAGCGGCTCATCGGGAACATCTGGCACAAGTGGTACATCGGGAACATCTGGAACAAGTGGTACATCTGCAACGGATGGTAGTGCTGGCACTGACGGTAGCGCTGGTACTGATGGTAGTGCAGGAACGGATGGAACGGCTGGAACTGATGGTTCAGCTGGTACAACAGGTTCACATGGCACATCTGGTACTAGTGGAAAAAATGGTACATCTGGCTCATCGGGAACATCTGGCACAAGTGGTTCATCTGGAAGTAGTGGTTCAACGGGAACTGCTGGTACATCTGGTACAACCGGCTCACAAGGTACATCTGGTACATCTGGAAGTAGTGGAAGTGATGGTTCGTCTGGTACATCTGGTACTGATGGCTCTGCTGGTACATCGGGAAGTAGTGGAAGTAGCGGAAGTAGTGGTACTGATGGTAGTGCTGGAACTGATGGTAGTGCGGGAACAGATGGTTCAGCCGGTACATCGGGAAGTTCTGGAAGTAGTGGAACTGATGGTAGTGCCGGAACATCAGGAACAAGTGGTAGCAGTGGTTTAGCAGGTAAAGCTGGTTCATCGGGAACATCCGGTACGAGAGGTACATCTGGTAGTAGTGGAGCAAGAGGACCTAATGGTTCTAATGGTTCATCTGGGTCATCGGGAACTTCAGGAAAAAATGGTACATCTGGTAGTAGTGGTAATGATGGTACATCCGGTAGTAGTGGAAGTGATGGTTCATCTGGTACAAGCGGTACTGCTGGTTTAAGTGGAGCTGATGGTCCTATTTGGATTTTTGATTCAACTATTGCAGCATTTAATGAACCTACCTCTGGACATTTTATAACAAATGATAATTTCTTTAGTTCTATTCTTAATGTTAGTATTTGTGAAGCAAATGCATCTAATGGAGATATGTATGGATGGTTTAACGCAATTAGCGTATATGCAGCAAATGGACATGATACATATGTAAGAATTAGTCAAGTTGGAAACACTGGTAATTTTGGTATTTATAAACTTAATACTTGCAATCGTAACCTATCAGGATTAAATCCATATTGGGATATTACATTCTATCAAGTTATTGCATCATCTGGACTTTTAGATAATGGAATTTCTTTTTCATTTTCTTGGTTTACAAATGGTATAACTGGTACATCGGGAACATCTGGCACAAGCGGCACATCTGGTGAAAGTGGTAGTGATGGCTCAGCTGGTACATCTGGAACATCTGGTACATCTGGAAGTGGTGGCTCAACTGGTTCGGCTGGTACATCGGGAACATCTGGCACAAGTGGGAGTAGTGGAAGTAATGGTTCATCGGGAACATCAGGAACATCTGGTACAAGCGGTACATCTGGAAGTGATGGTAGTACGGGGTCAGCGGGAACATCTGGAACATCTGGCACAAGAGGAACATCGGGAAGTAGTGGTAGAACTCCTATTCAAGGTATAGATTATATTAGTACATCAGGTACAACCGGTTCGGCTGGTACATCCGGATTAGATGGGCAATTTTTAGGAAGTAGTGGTTCGTCTGGTAAAGATGGAACATCAGGAAGTTCTGGTTTTAATGGTACGGCTGGTTCATCGGGAACATCTGGTTCATCGGGTTCATCTGGTATTTCAATAGCAGGTACATCTGGTTCATCTGGTACAACGGGTTCATATGGCACATCTGGTAGTGGTGGGCAAACTGGTTCATCGGGAACATCTGGAAGTGATGGATATGATGGAACATCTGGTACATCTGGACAAGCTGGTTCATCGGGAACATCTGGTTCATCTGGTTCATCTGGAACATCTGGATTTGATGGAGGACCTGGTTTAAATGGTACGGCTGGAAGTAGTGGTACATCGGGAACGCAAGGTGCACAAGGAGATCCTGGTACATCGGGAACATCTGGTACATCTGGTAGTAGTGGACTTGCTGGATTTTCAGGAACATCTGGAACATCTGGTACTGGTGGTTCGGCTGGTACATCTGGAAGTAGTGGAACATCTGGTACGACAGGTAAAGATGGACAAAATGGTACATCGGGAACATCTGGAACTGGTGGTACATCATCAACCGCTGGTAGTGCTGGTACGGCAGGTTCATCTGGCACAGGCGGTTCTGCTGGAACTGATGGAGTAGCTGGTTCATCTGGAACATCCGGTAAAAGTGGTACGGATGGTGCAGCTGGTAAAGATGGTTCGTCTGGAACATCGGGAAACACAGGATATAATGGTACTGATGGTTCAGCCGGCTCATCTGGAGTTAGTGGTACATCTGGTACAACTGGTTATAGTGGTGTTAATGGAACATCTGGAAGTAGTGGTGCTAATGGAGCAGCTGGTACATCTGGTAAAGATGGTGCTGGATTTAGTGCTATATCACCTACAACATCTGGAGCAGTATTAACGGCAAATGGTACGGCAACAAGTGCAACAGCAAATACGGGTGTAACTATTACTGGTAACACACTTTATGCAGATGCATATTATCAAAATTCATCTCGAACTTTAAAAACTAATATTCTTCCATTTAATAAATCGGCATTACAAATTATTGGAAATGTTAATGTTGTAGAATTTAATTATTTAACTGATTTAAAAAATAGACATATTGGATTTATTGCAGAAGATACTCCAGTTGAATTGACAACTAAACATCAAAATACAATGGATGTTCCATCTACTGTGGGAGTATTGGTAAAAGCAGTTCAAGAATTAGAAAAAAGAGTTAAGGATTTAGAAAATAAGTAATGAGTAAAGTTAATAATTATCTAGTAACATTTACGGAAGTTAGTACTATGGGATTTACCGCCAAAGCAACTTGGCCGGTTGGGTCTGGTAGTTACGCAATGAATAGAGGTGAGGTTGATACCTATTGGTATGTAAGACAAGATGGAGCAACTTATTCAGCATATACAAATAAGAGATATCCTCGTTATCAGGATTTAGAAGCAACTACAACTACTTCAACTACTTCAACTACTTCAACTACCACAACACCCGCCCCAAGTACTATGTTTGGTAAATCAACCAGTACATATGCTACTGTTGGATTGGCCTGTGCCGGAACAATAACTGGAACGGTATATCAAGACCCAGCATACGGAACAACGCCAACATCTGGACAGCAATTATATACTGATAGTGGTAGAACTACAACTTGGACTCCACCATCAACATCTGGATATTATCTATTTCAATATGGAAGTACCTCAAAATGGGCAGTTAGTGTAAGTAGTGGAGGTGTTATTACAGGAGTTACATCGTGTTATTACTCAGCAGTTATTGGATATGATGCATCATCTGTAACTACCGCTTGTTCTCTTACAAATTCAATAGGTGTTACTGGTAATGATACTGATTTTTGTAATTCAACAAGCTTTACATCTGCTGCAGGATTTTCAATGGCTACTGGAAATTATTATCTATCGGATGGAACTAATTATATACAATGTAGTCACACAACTAGTACTAATTTATTCACTAGAATTAGTTTTGGGTGTACTACATGTCCAGGTACAACCACAACAACTACAACCACAACAGCAGGTCCTTGTCAAGTATCATTGAGTCCTAGTAATGTTGATGGCGCTACGGCATGTGATAATTGGAATAATGTAATTGATAGAACAACATATTATGCATTATATGCAGGATGTTCTGCAACCAATGGCCAACAACTTTATACTAATAGTGGATTAACAACATTAATTCCAAATGGTTGGTATTCTGATGGTACTAATTATTGGTTAGTTGCTGGCGGAGCTGGTACTTTAAATAGCCAAACTGCATGTGCTGGAACAACTACAACCACTACAACCACTACAACTACAACAACTACAACAACTACAACAGCAGCTCCATTAAATTCAGTAACCTATGGGTATCACTTATCTGACCCAGACCAAGCATGTACAAATTATGAAACAAATGTACATGTGACGAAATATAATGCAGGGAATGCAGCTTCTGCAAATGGTATTACAATATACAATAACTCTAATGGTAGTGGTACACCTACGGATGGATATTATGCTAGAGGCAGTAATGTTTGGTATTCTACCAGTGGTGTATTAGGAAGTGAAGCTGCATGTTATGGAGGAACAACCACTACAACCACTACAACTACAACAACGGAGCCGCCAACAACAACGACTACAACAACAACGACTACAACAACGGAGCCGCCAACAACAACGACTACAACAACGGAGCCGCCAACAACAACGACTACAACAAGTACTTCAACTACAACGGAGCCGCCAACAACTACGACTACAACAACTGCAGCACCATCTGTAGTGAATATCACAGTTAATTATGAGAGTGCAAATAATTTAGGAAACATAACATCTTTAGAAATAATAGGAAATGATGGTACGGGATACCCAGTTACCATAACATCGGGAACATTCCCATTAACTACCGTTGGGCAATCGGTAACAGCAACCACACCGCACTACGATGGTGAATATACATGGGATACTGACTATCCAAACGGTGTATATGCACCTGTTTTATGGGAAGTTAGACTTTACTATAATAATATTGGTGGAGCAATTGATAAAACAGTTGCAACAAGAAATGGAACAGAATCTGTTTGTTTTGGTTTAAGTTCAGTATCAGGACCGGGAGCAACTCAATTTGGATTTAGTGCACTAAACCTAGGGGACAGTATTGTAATTGAAGCTAAAGCTGGAATTTGTTAATAAGAAAGAATAAAACAAAAAATTGATAATTATATTAAATAAAGGTTACAAAAATGGAAGAACTATTTAAATCTTGGGGAATTCAATATGACCCAAATAATAGCATAAATGAATTAGCATCCAAACGAATTGAAGTTTGTAATTCATGCGAAAATAAAATACAAAACCAATTATCTAATAATATTTGTAATTTATGCGGATGTGGATTAAAATCAAAAGTATTCTCATCTGAAAAGGGTGAATGTCCTGCTGGAAAATGGAATGAGGTTGATAATATTCTGTTAAAAAAGAAAATACCACAAAATATAAGATATATATGTTGCCAACCAGCAATCACTTATTATACTTGGCAAGTTGAAGTTTTAATTAATAACTTCAAAAAGATGGGAGTTAATCCAAATTACATTGATATTGTATGTGCTATTGATAATAATGTAATTCCACCAGAATGGATTAAATTAATGACTCATTATAATAGTGTTAGATTTTTCTTTTATAATGATACTAGAAAAGATAAAAATTACCAACCATCCATTTATTTTAATCTGATGAAGCAGCATATTGTTGCAAGACCGGAAATTCAAAAGGATGTTTTATTTTTACATGATTCGGATATTGTATTTACTAAACCAGTAAATTTTAATTCAATGATGTTTGGAGATGCTTGGTATGTAAGTAACACAAATTCTTATATAAACTACGATTACATACAAGTTAAAGGAAACGATATTTACGAAAAAATGTGTGATATAGTTGGTATAAATAAAAATATACCAAAGTTGATGAATAACAATTCAGGCGGAGCTCAGTATATTGTTAAAAATACTACTTATAAATTTTGGGATAAAGTAGAAAATGATAGTATTGAATTGTATAAATATTTTTGTGAAGTAGAACCGCAATATGTAAAAAAGAATGAATATGATTATCCAATTCAAAAATGGACTGCTGGCATGTGGTCTTTACTTTGGAATGCTTGGTTAGCTGGACATGAAACTATTGTTGATACAAGAATGGATTTTGGATGGGTTACAAATTCTTACGATGATGTAAATAAATATGCAATATTACATAATTCTGGAGTTACTCCTGCTTTTAAAAATTTGTTTTTAAAAAGTAATTATATAAATAAATTACCATATTTTGAAAATATTGAAGTAGATACAAATAGGGCATCTTATTATTATTGGCAAGAAGTGTGTGAAACTGCAAATAAATCTATATTAATAGAGTCAACGCCTGAGATGAAAATTAAAAAAGATTTTGAAAAATACAAAATAACTCAATTACAATTAGACCCTTATGGTGTATGTAACGCAAAATGTTGGTATTGTCCTGTAAAATATAAAGGAAATCCGGTAGAGGGTAGAGAAGTAATGAGTATTGAATTGATGGAAAAGATAATTAAAAATCTAATAGATGAAAGAGATAAGCCAAACGGATTAGTAGGAAAAACATTTAACGGATTATATACAGCGCATTATAACGAAATTTTATTATATCCACATTTTGAAGAATTTTTAAAACTATGTAGAAAATATAAATTAGTTACAATGGTACTTTCAAACGGAGTACCTTTGACTCGTAGTAAAATTGATATACTAAAAGAATATCAAGATGTACTAAGTGGAATATGCCTAAATACCCCAGCATTTGATGCAGAAACTTGGAGTAAACGAAGTGGTATTAATATAAAGCAGTTTGATACTTTAATTGATAATATAACATATGCAGTTGAACAATTACCAAATATGGTTAAAAACAAAGCATTTTCAATTCAAATAAATGGAGTGCATGATTTATCATTTGGAGATAAAGGTGGATGGTTAGAAAAGGGAGAGCAATTTCCACATGATATAGATTTGGATGTTGAAACTGGAGAATTGGTACAACAAAAGAAAAAAGCTGAGGAATTATTTCCTGATGTAAACATATTCACTGTCCCATATCTAATTGATAGAGCAGGATTACTGGATGAAGTAATAACCAACAAACCTGCAATTGAGAGAAATTTAATGAGAAATAACGAAAGTAAGAAAGTTATTGGATGTGGTAATGGTAGAGAGGTGGGTGGTAGACCTATTGGTTGGTTACATGTAAATGCCGCTGGGGATGCTTTCCTATGTTGTAACGATTATGATTTTGATTTTAAATTTGGTAATTTTAAAACGCAAGAATTAAGAGATTTTTGGGGAAACGAAGAACATATCCAAAAAATTAAAACCTCTTATGAAACTATATGTACGAATTGCGCATCTGCAGTTTTTGAGTAAAATAGTATTCTTTTGATTTCTAATATTTATAGGTAACGTTAAAATAAGTACTTATAAATGGAACAACAATATCAACCGGGCCAAGTAACAGAAATACTAATATATCCGGGTTCATCTTCTTTTTTTCCTGGTCAAACACCATTTGGAATATATGATGAGGATTACCGATTTAGTGAAGATGCTCCTAAAATGGCACTTTGGTGTGCTAGAAGATTGGGATACCCTATTCAAAATATCGAATTAATAGATGAAAACTTCTATGCATGTTTTGAAGAAGCAACATCGGAATACTCCGCACAAGTAAATCAATTTAATATCAGAAATGACCTTTATTCACTTAAAGGTAGACCATCTGGTACAAACTATTCACAAAAATTAGTAGAAGGTACTATTTTGCCACACTTAGTACAAATTTCAGACGCATATGGTACTTTGGTAGGAGTTGGTGGAAATACTGAAATTAAGAAAACAAAGATAACTTTAACAGCGGGTCAGCAAGTATATGATTTAGATACATTGATATCAGTTGTGAGTGAAAGTGGTAATCGTATTGATATTAGTAGAGTTTATTTTGAAGCAACGCCAGCAATCAATAGATTCTTTGACCCATATTCAGTAAGTGGACAAGGTACATTGAATTTAATTGATGAATTTGGATTTGGTTCATATTCACCAGCAGCACAATTTGTATTGATGCCTGTATTTGAAGATTTACTTAGAATACAACATATTGAGTTTAATGACCAGATTAGAAAATCGGCACATACATTTAATATAATAGATAATAAACTTACTATATTTCCAAGACCAACAACTACAACAATCTCAACAAAACCAAATCTTTACATAGATTATTTTGTAAGAAACGATTTTATAACAAATTCTACATCTGTTAAAAGCGATGTGGTAGCTGATTATTCTAATGTAGGATATGATTTTATTACATATGATTCAATAAACGATGTTGGTAAGCAATGGATTAGAAAATATACATTAGCTTTAGTAAAAGAAATGTTAGGTGCTATTAGAGAGAAATATTCTAATATTCCTATTCCTGGCGCAGAGATATCATTAGATGGAGCTGCATTGAGAAGTGAAGCACAAACCGAAAAAGATAACTTGATGACTCAATTAAGAGAAACTTTAGAAGAATTAAGTAGAAAGGTTCAGTTTGAAAACAGAGCTAATGAAGCTAAGCAACAGCAAGAAATGTTACAAAAAGTACCGTTGGCAATATACATTGGATAATTATGGCAAGATTTGCATTAAGTAGAGATATAAAATTCTTTGAAGGAATATCAAGAGAATTAGTAGAAGCAGTAGTTGAAAACATTGTAGTTTTTTACAAGCTTATTATTAATGATTCTAAAGTAAACCTATATGGTGAATCGCTTTCTAAAAGTTATTACGATGGAGTACATTGTGCAGCTATGCTCGATAGACAAGATACAACTGCTAATTATGAGGGATTTGGCGCAGATGCATCTCAAATTGTTCAATTCCGTTTTAATAGATTTACTTTAGAAGACAAAAACTTTTATCCTGAAATTGGCGATTTAATTTTTCATAATAACGCATATTACGAAATTGATAATGTAAATGAAGACCAGTTTATAGCTGGACAAGAATCTCATAAATTTTCAATAATATGTTCTACATTTATGAGTAGAAAATCAACAATTCAAACTGAACCAAGAACTATATAATGGAAAGAAAAGATACAAATAGGGCAAACCAATTATCAATAGATAAACAATTCCAAAAAGGAGTTTCTCTTATTGATGTGGATGGTGCTATTGCAGAGTATATGGTTAATCATATTATTCCGGATTTAACGGAAAATGGTAACACAGTAAAAGTTCCAATGATATATGGTAATGCTGAGAGATGGGAAGGTGCACGAAAGAATGGATATCTAAGAGACCAAAGAGGTAGAATACAAATACCTTTAGTAATGTTTAAAAGAAATTCAATACAAAGAGATGATTCGCATCCAATATTAAAGGATGTGTATAAAATGCCAGCATATAAAAAATATTCTACAACAAATAGATATGATAGATTCACTACAATAAATGGAGCAACTCCTACATACGAAACATATGAGGTATCTATTCCATCTTATGTAACTGTAACTTACGAAGTAATGATTTGGACATCATTTACAGAACATATGAATAAAATAGTTGAAGCATTTCAATACGCTACTGATAGATATTGGGGAAATGAGGAAGGATATAAATTTAGAACTAAAATAGATTCATTTGAAAATCAGCAAGAAGTTGGTGAGGGAACTGAAAGAGTTATCCGCACAACGTTTACAATGGCTGTAAATGCATATCTTTTACCTGAAGTATTTGATAAGAAGCCAGTTGTTAAAAAAAGATTTACTCCAAAAAGAGTAATATTTGGAATTGAAACGGACTTAACTGGAAATTCATTTTCAAATGGTAGTGTTTATAATGAATATTCAAATGTGATTAATTTTATTGCTGTTAGAGGTTCTCAATTAGCAGAGTTTGTAAATTCAAATACTATAAAATTAACAAATGTATCAATACCTATATTACCTAAAGAATTGATAGGTTCATTTGATACAACTAATTGGTTTAGAGTTTATTTAAATGGTAAATTTATATCACCATCTCTTTATACATACAACTATAATTCTTTTACAAACGAAATAGTATTTTCATTTGTTGAACCTTGTGAATGGACAAATGATTGTAGCGGATTTGAAGATATTGATGAGATTGCAATAACTGGTAAATTTGAGCAAATATGAATTTAGTAGGATTAAAAGAAATATTAAAAGAAATAAATGAGCCAAACGAATTTGTATTGGAGCCGTTAAATTTGGAACACCCTTTATATTGGGTATATTCAGTACCAAATGTAAGATTAAAAAAATTAAATCCAAATCTTAATGACTTAAGAAAATTTGAAGCTCAGTTTGATGTTTTTATAAATGGTTTATTTATAATACATGATGATTTTTTAATTGATAATAAAGCAAATCAGTTTGTTATAAATTTCATAAAAAGTAGATTTCCGGTATTAGACCGTTTTGGTAATCCGTATATACTTGATGAAACCGATATTGTAACAATTAAAGGTGATTTAGAAAATTTTTAATATGCCAAGACAAAAACCAAATATCAACATAAATAATTCAAATCTACCTGGAGATAGAAATCAATTAAAGGATTTAATTTTACAAGCAATTACTGATACTTTTATATATTCATATTATCCAAATGACATAGCGCTGGATGGAACAGGTAACCTGTTTACTTTATATTTATATAACAAATACCTGGTAATAGATGCTTTACAAGTAGACAACTATTCGGATTATGTAGATGTTTATTTATATGGTATTAAACAACCAAATGAAAGATATACTATAACAACAGACGGAACTGATATAACAATTGAATTTAATGTTAGTATCACTCTAGTACCAAATGAAGTTATAAAAACAGATTTTGAAATTAAAGGAAAAATAGTAGAAATAGTATAATGGCAAGATTAATACCTCGTAAACAGATTGAAGAACAACAAAATATTAGCGCTTCGCTTAGTATTAGAGAAAACGTATTTGTTGGGCAAGATGCCATTATAAGTGGTTCTTTATTTGTATCTCAAAGTTTTTTCTTTGGAAACGATACTGGTTCTATAAATGAAATAACTGGTTCTGTATTTTTAACAGGTTCATTGGTAATTGATGGATTATTTCAAACAACAAACCCATCTGCAATATTTTCAGTAACAGCATCTAATGCATTGGAATCATTTGATACTACCCGCTATGGTGGAGTTTTAGCTAGAGATTTTGGTGCTAACGTTCCTACTCTTTATGTATCATCTACTGATGGTGATGATACAAATGATGGTAGAACAATTCAATTCCCACTTCGTACAGTTAAAAGAGCAGCTCAATTAGCAACTCCGGGATACGATGGTAGATATGGGTTGAGTAGTTCTTCATTATTTTCTGGATATGTAATAAGAGTTCAGGCAGGAACTTATTTAGAGGATAATCCTGTGATATTACCAAAGAACGCTAGTATATGGGGTTCTGGACTTCGTATTACAAAAATAAATGCATTAAATAAAGGAGAAGACCTATTCTATGTAAACTCTGGATGTTATGTAGCTGAGGTAACAATGGGTGGTTTGAGATTATTCCCAGACCAAATAAATCCTGTAAAAGGATTTGCTATTGCTTTCCAACCTGGTGCATTTATTACAACATCACCATATATTCAGAACTGTTCTCAAATTTCAAACCAAGAGAATTCATTTACCGAACTTTACGAAGATATTCCACCAGGAGGTGGTGGTCTTTATGTTAATGGTGATGTGATTGATCCCGATTCTCCATTGGCTTCAATGGTATTGGATGCTTACACTCAAATTTCTCCAAACGGCGTAGGTTGTTTGGTAAATGGTAGAGGTTTCATTCAGCTGGTATCTTTCTTTAATAACTTTTCATACTACGCAATTAGAGTAAACAATGGTGGACATGCTACATTAAACAACTCAAACATTTCGTTTGGTTTGTATGGTATGTATGCATCCGGTTCTCGTCTTATTTCTGGAAGTGGTGGTAACATCGCAGCTAGAGATAGTGTAAGAGGAACTTGGAGTTGTGTTGTTGATGTTTTAAATAAAGGATTAGAAAACGGATTACCTACAATAACAAAATTAAATACGGCTGAAGGTATTCGTTTAACATCGCCAGCATTATATACACAAAGTAGAGTATCTGCAGGTACTACATTATCAACTACCGCAGCAGATGAAATATCAGCAGATTATACGTTAATAAGTGAAATTGTTGATAAGGGTGTAACTAACTTTCCAACTCTATTAGCAAAAAGTTCTATAAAGGGATATGGATTTGATTCTCCATATAATATTTTAGGAGCAGAGCAAATAACATCATCTATATCAGCATCGGTAGGAGATTTAACACAAATAAGTGCATCCTACGCAGCTATTTTAAGTATATTAGCAAATGGTACTGGTTCATTTAATTTTAAATCTAATACAAGTGCTAGTAGACAAATTGGTACTGATGTAATTGAACAAATAGGAAATATTGCAACAAACTATACTGCATCGGTTAGCTCATCATTTGGTACGGTAATTAATATTATTACAAAAGGTGTTTCTGTTAAACCAACTTATATAGCAAACACAAGCGCTAGTATAAAGGGTGGAAGTGTTGAACAAACAATGTTGGGTGTAACATCATCTTTAGCAACAATAAATTCGGTAAGTGCAAGTTTTAGTATTGTTTATAATATTTTAGCAAATGGTACTGGTAGTAATATTTTACAAATACCGGCTAATCATCAAAAATCGTTTGTAATAACTAATAACAATAGTTCTTCATTTAATTTTGAAGGAATTGGTAGTAATCCTACATTAACTTTATTTAGAGGAGAAACTTACAAATTCAATATAGATGCTATCGAAGATTTTGGTGGTATTGAATATCCATTTTGGATTAGAACGGAGCAATTAGAAGGTATTACTGAAAAATATGATTATAATATTGGTATGGTAAATAATGGAGATAGTAGAGGTACAATAACCTTTACAGTACCATATAATGCACCAAATAGATTATATTATGTATCTCAAAATAAAAGTTCAATGGGTGGTGTGATTGATATAGTAAACTCATCTACAACTCCATTCGACTTAATTAAAAATACATTAACATATCCAGCTACAATACAAAGTGGTTCGATAGCGAAAACAAACATTGATGTTGTAACAGCATACGAAATATTAGTAAATAACATAACATTTATTCAAGATGAGGTAATACAATATGTATCATCATCTTGGAGTGGATTTTCATATCCAGAAGAAACTTGTAAAAGAGATGTTGCATATATTGTAAGTGGTTCGGCAAAAGACCTTTTATTTGGTGGAAATGAAGAAAGTATTAGAAATGGTTTATTTTATTACCAATACCCATCTCAGGCAACTACTACACAATTAGGACCTACACTAACTGCTATGAAACATGCAGCCGAAGTTTCATTAAATTTAATTAGAGGTAAAGTATATGTAGAACCAATAAATGATGTAGTTGATGTTTGGAGTACAATCAGAGATAATAAAACATTTGTACAAAATGAAGTTATAACTTATTTATCATCATCTTGGTCTAATTTTTATTATAACGAAGAAAAATGTAGACGTGATACTGGTTACATATTAGATGCGGTAGCAACTGATATAAAATATGGTGGTAATGAAAGAAGTATAACTGCTGGTGAGTATTATTATCAATATCCATCTTTAGCAATTGTAAGAGGTGATGGTGATGGTGTTGGGCAATTAGGACAAACATCAGATGGTATTAGATATGCTAGTGGGTTAGTTGATAGTTTATTAAAACGAAAAACATTTACAGCACCATCAGCATCAACTCTATCAGCATATAATAACTTAAAAAATAATAAAGAATTAATTCAAAACGAAACAATTCAATTTATCAATGTTGCGTTTCCAAATTTAAAATATAATCAAGCAACTTGTAAAAGAGATGTTGGTTATATTATTGATAATGTAGCAACGGATTTACTATATGGTGGAATTGAAAGAGGTGTAACTGCTGGTAGATATTATTATGATTATCCATCAATAGCAACAAAAACACAAAAAACATCAACTATTGCTGGTGTTAAGTATGCAAAAATAATTGGAGATACGATTGTTCAAAATATTATATTAGATACACCACGTATTGTTTATAATGATGAGAAGAATTTTAGAGCATCATCTTTAACAAACGTAACATCTTCATTTAGTGGTTCGGCAACTCAACAAACTTCTATTGGTAATACATTCTCAATTATAGAAGGAATTGTAGCAAGAGGATTGAGCTCAATTAAATCTTTGTTAGCACAAAATACTGGATTAACTTGGAATAAATATAATCCAATAAGTGTAAGTAGTGGTTCTCAAATAACTTCATCTTATACAACACCAAACGAAGTAACTACAATTGGTAGAAATTTTGATGTTGTAAATACTATTATTGGTGGTGGTTTAGTAGCAGAACCTTTATTCACATCATCGCATGCCGGATTAACTAAAGTAACTACTGGAACACAAACAACTGCATCATTTGCGGTAAGTGGTTCGGCAACTGCATCACTCTCATCATCATTCGCTTTAATTACTGGAATTATAACTGATGGAGTAAAATCATTTACACCAACTACGGCAACGTATAACCCAGCAGATGGTAATTTTGTAATGACTATTCCAAGTCATACATTAAAAACATCTAATGGAATTTATTTAAAACCTGAATCATTTGTATTCACTTGTGATATGGATGGTAATAGAACAGAACATAAATTACCATCAGTAGGTCAACCGGCTCATACTAATAGATTAAAAATTCAATCGGTAACAAATAATACTGTAACTGTAAATGTTGGTGCTTCTGGTCCTGATGTATATTTCAATCCTACTAACGCAACATATAATCCAGCAACTGGAGATTTTGTAATAACGGTAGCAAGTCATAGTTTAAGTGTTGGTGAGGGTATAGTACTTTCTACTGGTTCATTCGCATTTACTTGTGATATGGATGGTAATCAATCTACTAAATCTTATCCTAGATTTGGTATTGACCCATATTCAGTTCGTTCAATTCCAATTACTGCTGTAACTGCAACTACAATGACAGTTAATGTTGGTGTATCGGCAGCTAATAAATACTTTACACCTACATCGGCTAGTTATAACGCACTTACAGGCGATATGTCTGTAACCGTTGGACAGCACGGATTGGGAGTTGGTAGAAGTGTTATTTTAGTAAGTTCATCAATAGCATTTACTTGTGACCAAGACAATAACGCAACAACACATTCTTATCCAAGAAGTGGTAGTGACCCATATGCTGGTAAATCAATAGAGATAACATCAGTTGGGTTTACTGAACATACCGTAACTAATGCACCATATAATGCTGAAACTGGTGATGTTACTTTAACAATAGCATCTCACTCATTTAGTAATGGAGATTATATTAAACTTTCAGACAACTCTTTAACTTACACTTGTATATTAGATGGTAATTTAGTTTCAAAATCGTATCCAAGAGTTGGTTATGATTACCCAAGCGGAAGATGGTTAAGTATATCTGGGGTAACTACATCATCATTTGATATTAATATAGGAGCATCTTCATATACAAGCGCACATACATTTGTAACAGCAAGTATTAATGGATTACAAAGACAAAATGGTATCTTTACAATTAATGTAGGAGATGCAGGAAGTGCTTCTGGCTCTATACACACATTTGTATCGGCATCAGCAAACGCTATACAACACTTACCACAATCAGTTCATACTTTTGTATCAGCATCCTCTGGGGCAGTTAAACACTTACCACAAGCAGCACATACATTTGTTAGAACAAATCAAAATTCGGTAAGTACTGTACCTGTGTTAGTACAAAATACTTATGGTTTAATTAAAGTTACTAATACGGTATTTACAGCAAGTTCTGCAGCAACAACTGCGGAAAGTGCAAGTATTAGTTCATCATTCGCTTTAGTTGAAAGAGTATTAAAAAATGGAACATCTATTATACCAGCATTAACATCTTCGTTAAATGCAAATATAAAAGTAACAAATGCATCACAATATATTTCCGCATCTTATTCGGCAAGTGCAAGTGATGTAAACTTTATATCATCATCAATATCAATAGTAACAAAGATAATTGAAGGTGGTGAGTTTTCAGCACCGGCTTTCCAAACATATACAAATAGAATAACATCATCTAATAGTGTAGCAGCTTATGAAATTCTTAAAAATAATATTGGATTTATTGTTTCGGAATCAATCGCATACTTAAGTTCGTCTTGGTCAACTGCATCTTACGATGAAGATAAATGCAGACGTGATTTAGGATTTATACTTAGTGGTTCTGCAGAAGATTTAATATGGAACGCAAATTCAGCATCAATATTTAACGGATTATTCTATTGGGAATTCCCATCACAAGCGCAAGGAGCACAGCTTCAACAAACATTAGATGGTATAAACTACGCATCACGTTTAGCACAAAAAGTAATATTAAATACTCCATTTGTTACGGCATCTTCGGATATAACAAAAGCAAAAGTATTATTAAGAAACAACACTCAATTTATTAAAGATGAAACAATAGCATATTTATCATCTTCTTGGATTGGGCATGATTATAACGAAACAACTTGTAAAAGAGATGTTGGTCATATATTAGATGCAGCAATTACTGATATGGTGTATGGTGGTAACGAAAGAAGTAGAATAGCATCATATTATTACTTTACATATCCATCGGCAGCAACAGGTTCACAATTAATGCAAACTGTTGATGGTATTAACTATGCAAATAGATTAGCACAAAAGACAGTATTAAATTCAACATTTATACAAGCTGAAAGCAATAAAGTAAATGCAAGTAATTTAATAAGATTGAATAGAGATTTGATTGCAAATGAAGTAGTTGAATATGTTAGTTCTTCTTGGAGTGATGCACCTTACGATGATATCAAATGTAGAAGGGATGTTAAGTATATTTTAGATGCGGTTAGAACTGACTTAGTATATGGTGGTAATGAACGAAGTAAATTTGCAGGAGAATACTATTATGAATATCCATCTAAAGCAATCGTAGCTGGTGTACCATCAGCAACTGCTCAATTAGATAGTACTATAACTGGTATTGATTATGGTAGTGGGTTGGTACAAAATATAATTAAAAATAATATATTAAGTGTACCATCCGTAGCAATAACAAACGCTGCAGCTTTAGTAAGAAAAAATAGATTATTCTTACAACAAAATACTGTTGATTATGTAAATGATGTATATCCTAATTTAGATTATATTGAAAGTAAGTGTTATAGAGATACTGGATTTATTGTAGATGCAGTAATTACTGATTTAGTATATGGTGGAAATGAAAGAAGTATAACTGCCGGAAGATTCTATTATTTGTATCCATCTCAAGCTACTGGAGTTCAATCTGAAGAAACAATTGATTCCCTAAACTTCACAAAAGGTTTAGCAAAATTAGTAGCAATAGGTGGCAAATCAATAGAGGATGGTTTTGATATTGTAGCAAACGTAATCGAAAGTGGAAGTAATTCAGCACCTTCAGTGGTATTAAATACTGCAGCGGGAATTAAAGCAACTACTGCTCAACAAATTACATCATCAATATCAGTAGCAACAAATGATAAATCTATTATATCATCTTCATTTGGTAACATACTTAATATCGTATCAAACGGAACTGGTTCAATTCCAACAACAATTGTTAAAAATACAAATAAAGGTGTAAATGTTTTAGGTGGTACACAAATAACATCATCAACTGCTCCAAATACTTCAGAAAAGGTAAAAGTAACTACTGGATTTGATACTGTAATTGATATTGTAGCAAATGGCACTGGTTCAATTCCAACTATTGTAACAAATGTAAATTCTTTAATTAAAAGAACTACTACAAATAGTTATATAACAACAGCATCAATATCATCTACATATCTTACAGCTTCAAATAATAGTTTTGATATTGTTTTGGATATTGTTGAAAATGGTACTGGTTCTTTACCTACATTAGTAAAAAATACTGATTCATTAGTAAAGATAACAAATACAAATCAATTTACATCTTCTGTAATTATATCATCTTCATTAGCAAGAAATATATCTGGAAGTTTTGATAAAATTATAAACATATTAGAAAATGGTACTGGTTCTTTACCTACTATTGTAACAAATGTAAATAATATTAAAGTAACCGATGCTACTCAATATTTCGGAGTAAATGCGGCAACACAAACTGAAGCTAACGCGATATCCGCATCTATTTCTATTGTAACAAATATAATAGCAAATGGTACGGGTTCTTTACCAACCGTAACTTTATATACATCATCAATATCATCTTCAAATGTATTAGCAGCTTATGCTATACTAAAAAGTAACTTAGATTTTATAGTATCGGAAAGTATTGCATATTTAAGTTCATCTTGGTCAACTGCATCTTATGATGAAAGTAAGTGTAGACGTGATTTGAAATTCATAATAAGTGGTTCAGCTGAAGATTTAATATTCAATGCAAATTCAGCATCGGTATTCAATGGTGTGTTTTATTATCAGTTCCCATCACAAGCGCAAGGAGCACAATTAAATCAAACTTTAGATGGTATTAAATACGCATCACGTTTAGCACAAAAATTAGTATTAAATACTTTATTTGTAACTCAATCGGCGCAAATTAAAGATGCATATACTCTTTTGGTTAATAACAAAGAGTTTATTAAGGATGAAGTAATACCTTATATAAGTTCATCTTGGAGTACACATCAATACGTTGAATCAACTTGTAAGAGAGATATAGTACATATTATAGATGCAGTTTCTACGGATTTATTATATGGTGGAAATGAGAGAAGTATAAATGCTGGAGTATTCTATTATAGATATCCATCTGAAGCAACTGGTTCACAAATACAGGAGACTGTAACAGGTATTGAATATGCTAGAAACCTTGCATTCAAAATTCTTAGAGGAAATACATTCGTAAAAGTATCACAAAATAAATTACAAGCAAAAGAATTAATTTATAACAATAGAGCATTTATACAAAATGAAGTTATAAGTTATATTTCGGCAAGTTGGAGTACAGCATCTTATAACGAAACAACTTGTAAGAGAGATGTAGGACATATCTTAGATGCGGTAACAACTGATATAGTTTATGGTGGTAATGAGAGAAGTGTAAATGCTGGAAAATTCTATTATGAGTATCCATCACAAGCTACAACATCTCAATTAGGACCAACATTAAGTGGAATCAAATACGCTAAAGATTTAACCGATAGTGTGTTAAAGAATTCCACATTTGCATCAGCATCTAATTCTAATGTTACTGCATACGAATTGATATTCAATAATAAGGCATTTATACAAAATGAAACTATTGCTTATCTATCTTCTTCTTGGAGTGCATTCTCTTATAACCAAACTACTTGTAAAAGAGATATTGGTTATATATTAGATGCGGTAGCAACTGATATTCTTTATGGTGGTAACGAAAGAGTAGCTAAAGCTGGTGAGTATTATTACTTATATCCTTCATCGGCATCAGTTGCTAACGATGGTGATACTGGTGGACAATTAAATCAAACTTTAGATGGTATAAAATACGCTAAAGGAATTACTGAAAAAATTGTAGCAAATTTATTATTACAATCACCAACAACATCTGAATTAACTGGATTTAATTTATTACTTGATAATAAGAAGTTCATACAAAGTGAATCAATTGCTTACCTATCTTCTTCTTGGAGTGGTGGTGATGGATTCTATTATAACGAAACAACTTGTAAGAGAGATATTGGGCATATTATAGATGCAGTTAGAACTGATTTAGTATATGGTGGAAATGAAAGAAGTTCAAAAGCTGGAGAATATTATTATCTATATCCATCAGCAGCAATCCTAACTGGTTCTGTTTCACCAACTGTAACAACACAAAAAGGACCTACACTTGATGGAATAAAATATGTAGCTGGTACTGCAGAAAATATAATAGCAAATACACAATTAATATCACCAAATGGATTTGCAACAGCATCTGTTAATTTATTAAGACAGAATAAATTATTTATACAAAACGAAACTGTACAATACATAGATGCTTTCTTCCCTAATTTAGTTTATTTAAGAGAAACATGTAGACGTGATGTTGGATATATTTTAGATGCAGTTATAACCGATACTTTCTATGGTGGAAATCAAAGAAGTGTTATAGCTGGACAATATTATTATTTATATCCATCATTAGCAACAAAAAGTACGCAAGTTATAGAAACTGTTGCTGGTGTTGATTATGCAAAAGCATTAGCTAAAGCAATAGTTCAAAATATAAAATTAAATTCTCCAACACTAACTACAAATACTGATGGAAATATTAAGGTAACTAATACTACACAATATACATCATCATTATCAGCATCAATAATTGAAGTAAATCAAATTAGTTCATCATTTGGGTTAGTAACTGGAATTATAACTGATGGAGTAAAATCATTTACACCAACTACGGCAACATACAATCCAGCGAATGGAGAATTTGTAATTACTATACCAAGTCATACATTGACAAAGTATAATAGCATTTACATTAGACCTGAATCATTTGTATTCACTTGTGATATGGATGGTAATAGAACGGAACATAAGTTACCTTCAATTGGACAATACGCATATTCTAACAAATTACAAATACAATCAGTAACAACTAATACGATAACTGTAAATGTTGGAGCATCAGGACCTAATGTAGAGTTCACACCTACTAACGCAACTTACAATCCAGCTACTGGAGATTTTGTAATGACAGTAGGAACACATAGTTTAAGTATTGGTGAGGGAATTGTAATAACAACGGGTTCAATCGCATTTACTTGTGATATGGATAACAATCAATCGGTTAAATCATATCCTAGATTTGGAATAGACCCATACGCTGGTCGTTCTATGGTGATAACTAACACTACACCAACTACATTGACGGTTAGTGTTGGCGCATCTGCGGCTAACAAATACTTTACACCATCTGCAGCTAATTATAACGCACTTACAGGCGATATGTCTGTAACTGTTGGACAGCATGGCTTGGGTGTTGGTAGAAGTGTTATTTTAGCAACGGGTTCAATCGCATTTACTTGTGACCAAGATGGTAACACAACAACACATAGTTATCCTAGAGTTGGTAGTGACCCATATGTTGGAAAATCAATTGAGATAAAATCAGTTGGATTCACTCAACACACAGTAACTAATGCACCATATAACGCTGAAACTGGCGATGTTACTTTAACAATAGCATCTCACGGATTTAGTAATGGAGATTATATTAAACTTTCCGATAACTCATTAACTTACAATTGTGTATTGGATGATAATGTAGTTTCAAAATCTTACCCTAGGGCTGGATATGATTATCCAAGCGGAAGATGGTTAAGTATATCTGGTGTAACTACAAATACGTTTAACATCAATATAGGTGCATCATCATATACAAACTCACATACATTTGTGACAGCAAGTATTAATGGAGTACAAAGACAGAATGGTATCTTCACAATCAATGTAGGGGATGCTGGGAGTGCTTCTGGTTCAATACATACATTTGTATCAGCATCATCAAACGCTGTAAAATACCTGCCACAATCAGTTCATACGTTTGTATCAGCATCAGCTGGGGCAATTAAACATTTACCTCAAGCAACTCATACATTTGTTAGAACTAATAAAAATTCAATAAGTACATTACCTGTATTAGTTGAAAATGGTAATGGTTTAATTAAAGTAACAAATACAACTCAATACTCATCATCAATATCAGCAAGTAGAGCTGAATTAGATATTATCACATCATCATTTAAGCATGTAGCTGATATTATTGAAAATGGTGTTGCATTTGTACCGGATTCATTGGCAAGAAACTATAATTACGGATTTGAATTATCTACACCAACTTTATTACATATAAGTTCTAAAGAGCAAACAATTGGTACGGGTTCATATAACTTATCAACTCAAATTACAAACGTAAGTTCTTCTTATGGTACTGTTGTAAACGTTGTTAAAAACGGATTGAGTGTATTACCTACATTAGTAACAAATACATCATCATCGTTAAAAGTAACAAACGCAAATCCTGTAAGACAAGCAACATCAGCATCATCTTTTGATACTAATAAGATTGCAAGTGGATTTGATTTGATATTAAGTGTAATTGAAAATGGAACATCGGTTCTACCAACAATTATATCAAATACATCAGCAAGTATTAAGGTAACTAACACACCACAATTAATAAGTGGAAGTGCGGCAGGAAGATTGCAGGGTAAATTAATATCATCATCTTTATCTTTGGTAATTGATGTGTTATTAAATAATGGTACAAGCTCAATTACATATAGACCATCCGCATATCCAATAGCAAATACAAATGCAAAAATAAATTCAGCATATAATCTATTAGTAAGTAACTCTAAATTTATAGTTGATGAAACTATTGCTTATATGAGTTCATCTTGGAGTGGATTTGCATATACACAAAGTAAATGTGAAAGAGATTTGACAGGAATCCTTAGTGGTTCTGCATTTGACCTTTTATATGGTGGTAATTCAGCATCTTTGTTTAATGGTAAGTTCTATTTTGATTTCCCATCTCAAGCAACTGGTTCACAATTAGACCAAACTATAACTGCATTAAAGTACGCAAGTGGATTAGCAGAAAAGGTTGTATTGAATACTGTATTTACACATATATCAGCATCACAATTGGTATCATCATCGGCATCTTACAATTCATTGAGAGAAAACAAAGGATTTATACAAAGTGAATCAATTGCATATCTATCAGCAAGTTGGGCTAAGCATGATTATAATGAAACTACTTGTAAGAGAGATATTGGATACATTATAGATGCAGTAGCAACTGATTTGTTGTATGGTGGTAACGAAAGAAGTGTGATAGCAGGAAGATATTATTATGATTATCCATCTCAAGCTACAAACGCACAATTAGAACCAACATTGACTGGTGTAAGATATGCAAAAGGAACGGCTATGAACGTAGTTGTTAATAAGCAGATATTTACAGCATCTTTGGAAGTTCAATACGCATACGATTTAATAAAAGCTAACAAACTATTCATACAAAGTGAAAGTGTTGCATATGTAAACGTTAAATACCCTAACTTAGATTATAGTGAAAGTAAATGTTATAGAGATTTAGGATATATCATTGATGGTGTAGCAACTGATTTACTTTATGGTGGAAATGAGAGAAGTAGAGATAATGCAGATTACTATTATCAGTTCCCATCTCAAGCAAATGGGTTTGGTTCGCAAGTAATTCAAACAACGGATGCAATTAAGTACGCAGCTAGAATAACAACGGCATCTATTAGTAGTACATTAATAGCAGCACCTTCTATCGTACTTAATACTTTAGAAAACATTAAAGTAACTAACGCTACACAACTTGTAACATCATCATTGTTTGGAACTGTGGCTGAAGCTAACGCAATATCGGCATCAATTTCTATTGTAGCAAATATAGTAAGAAATGGTACGGGTTCATTACCAACTTTAATTCCATATACAACTCAATCGGTTGATACTAATGTAATATACTCATATAATTTATTAAAAGCAAATATTGGATTTATTGTATCGGAATCAATAGCATATTTAAGTTCATCTTGGTCAACAGCATCTTATAATGAAGAAAGTTGTTCTCGTGACTTACGATTTATATTGAGTGGTTCGGCTGAGGATTTATTGTACAACGCAAATTCGGCATCTATATTTAATGGTGTATTCTATTATCAGTTCCCATCAGCAGCAACAAGTTCACAATTGAATCAAACTCTTGATGGAATAAACTACGCAAGTAGATTAGCACAAAATATAGTACAAAACGTAACTTATGTAACTGCATCAGCAATCGTATCAGCATCATACGCATTGATTAGAAAAAATAGAGAGTTTATACAAAATGAAACTATTGCGTATCTATCTTCTTCTTGGAGTACAGCATCTTATGATGAAGTAACTTGTAAAAGAGATGTTGGTCATATTATAGATGCGGTTTCTACGGATTTACTTTATGGTGGAAACGAAAGAAGTACAAACGCTGGGGTGTTCTATTACTTATATCCATCACAAGCGCAAGGTTCACAATTACAACCAACATTAGCAGGTGTTAATTACGCAGGACAACTTTCTAAGAATGTTGCGGCATCATTAACATTTGTGACAGCATCTCAAATAGTATCAGCATCGGTTAATTTGTTAAGAAAGAATAGAGAGTTTATACAAAATGAAACCCTAGCTTACTTAACTGCTAGCTGGAGTACATTTGAGTATGATAAAGATAAGTGTAAGAGAGATGTTGGCTATATATTAGATGGTGTAACAACTGATTTATTATATGGTGGAAATGAAAGAGGTGTATTCAGCGGAGAGTTCTATTACAAATATCCATCTAAGGCAATTATTGAAGGAGATGGTGATGGTGTAGGACAATTAGGGCAAACAATTGATGGTATAAACTACGCAAGTAGAATAGCACAAAAGATTGTAAAAAATACATTGTTTGTAACAGCATCAGTAGAGGCATCCGCATCGTTTGATTTATTAAGAAAGAATAAATCATTTGTGGCAGCTGAAACTATCGCTTATGTATCTTCATCTTGGAGTAGTGTATATTATAACGAAGCAACTTGTAAAAGAGATGTAGGATATCTAATAGATGCAGCAGCAACGGATGTATTGTATGGTGGACAAGAAAGAACTGTGATAGCAGGGCAGTATTATTACTTATATCCTTCTAACGCAATTAATTCAGGCGTACCATCAACTCTAAATCAATTAGACCCAACTCTTACTGGTATCAGATATGCTGGAAAGGTATCCAAAAAGATAATAACCAATCCAACTTATTTAGTACCATCTGCATCATTATTACTAACAGCAAAATTGTTGACAGATAATAAACAATTGATACAAAAAGAAACTATAACATTCTTAAGTTCCTCTTGGAGTAATTTAAAATATAATGAAGTAAGTTGTTCTAGAGATTTAGGATTTATTATAGATGCAATCAGAACGGATTTAGTTTATGGTGGTAATGAGAGAAGTATTGAAGCAGGTTCATACTACTACAAATTCCCATCAGTAGCAATTGTGGAAAGTTACGCTGATAATACTGGACAGAAAAAACAAACGGTAGATGGTATTAACTTCGCAAGAGGAATTTCTGAAAAGGTAGTAGCAAATACTTTATTAACTTATTTAGCACCGGCAACTAAAAGAAGACAAGCAGCTGAAAGGTTAAAATCTGGTAAGGATGAATTGAAACAAAGAGCAATTGGATATACAAATGGAGCATTTCCATATTTAGTATATAATGAGGCAAGTTGTTCACGTGATACTGGATTTATTGTAGATGCGTGTGTAACTGATTTATTATATGGTGGAAATGAGAGAGGAATTGCAGCAGCATCTTCTTACTACGATGGCCAGTACGGAAGTGCAATAGCTGTGACTAGAGACCAATTATTAGAAACATTGGAAACAAATCGTTATCTAAGAACTAGAGCAGAGTTTATAGCAGCTGGTGCACCATTGGAATCATTTGGTTCTTTGATTGTGGCAACTGGTATTGACTACTCTTATAATGGTAGTGGTGTAACATTTAAAGCACTTCCTCCAAATCAGGGTGGTAGTGGTGTTGCAAATCCATTATTTGAAATTACGGAATTGGGTGGTGGTAGAATCTTCTTCACATCCGGTAACGAAACTGGTGACTTTAGAATTGGTACTGGATTGAGTATTAATCAGGCAACTGGTACTTTGGTGGGTAGAACATTTAGTAAATCTCTATTCTCATTAGTAACTCCGTTCTCATTGGCACTACAAATATAAAAAAGAAAATAAAAAAATAAAAAAATGGCAGAAGTTTTTGTACCCTTAAATCGGTTTCAGTCAGTAGTAACAGGCCTGACTGGAGAACCTGATGAAATATATGCAACTCCGGCGGGTGTATCATCTATTGTGTTATCATGTCAAATTACAAACAATAGTTTGATAACACAACCTGTAACTATATTTGTAATATCAAATAAAGAAATACCCTTACCTGAATTTGGTAATGTATATAGTGGAAGTTCCTTTATAAGTTCTTCCGTATCTTTATTAGATTTTAGTGGTAGTTTTGCTAGTGCATCTTTATTACTTAATTCAAATAGACAATTTTTAAGAAAAGAAATAGCGGCATATACTGATAATCAAAATAGTTTATCGGAAACTCCATTTACTTTTATATCATCCTATTTTGAGCAAAATACTTTAGATGATGTGGATGCAATAAAGTATGATATAGTTAATAATACAACTATTAGAACAAATAAAGCAGCTAAAGCATATTTTGATAAAAATGGTGTATCTTTAATTGATTCAACTGAATATTCGGCATCTTTGTTCGCTTTAGATTATTTAAAAGTATTATCAAATCAAATTATAAAAAATGAATCAACAACAGGTTCGTTGGATTCACCATTATTATTTCAAAGTGGCGTTACACAATCTGTATTAAGTGGATTTACAAATGGCACAACTGCTGGTATATCAGCATCTATATATGTAGTAAATTCTTTAGTAGATGTTATAAAAGCTACAATTGAATCTCCTGTACTTGTTGAACAAGAAGCTGTGAGATTGGTTACTAACGTATCAATTCCGCCAGCAGATTCTTTATCTCCTGTTGTTTCTGGTAAATTAGTATTAGAAGAAACTTATGGATTTATTGTTTCTGGTTCACCTGAATTAACTGTGGTTCTTTCCTTGTTAGAAAGTGCAAATGAATAACAATAATATCATTGATTGATATTTATAAGGGATTCTCTATATTTATAACAAAGCTGGAAAGTAACGCATGGCAATTAGTAATCTATTAACAGGAAGGGTAAGGGTTGTAAGCCCAAAAAATGTAACATCTGACAGATATCAGTTTTTGGATTTGTCACAGGCCGAACCAAATTTTGGAGTCCCATCGTTCAGCGCATCTCTTTATGATAATCCAGCGATATTAGTTTCAGATTCCGATGGAAATAGAGGATTTGTTCAATTACCATCATCCACAAAATTAGTAACTGGTTCAATAACGGCATCTGTAACTCCTGAATATGGATTTCAGGTAGTTTCTGTAGATAGTGGTTCTCAATTTACTGGTAGTGTATTTGTAAGTGGTAGTGTAACGGCCAATTATTTTATTGGAGATGGTTCACAACTTACAAATGTTGCATCGACTGTAGCACCTAGAATTGCTAGTGGTAGTGCAACCGCATCTATTTCTCCTGATTTGGGATTGCAAATAAATGTTGATACTACAATATTAGGAAATCTTTATGTATCCCAATCAATAATTGCAGACCAACTTATTGTTAATTTAATCTCATCGTCTGTAATTTTTTCGTCTGGGTCTAATATATTTGGAAACACCAATACTAATATCCAACAATTTACTGGTTCTGTTCAAATACAAACGGAATTAATAGCGGGATATGTAACAGCATCATCTTTTAGTGGTTCATTTACTGGAGATGGTAGTAATTTATTTAATGTACCTGCCGCAACTTCTCCTAGAATTGTTTCTGGTTCTGCAACAGCATCCATATCTCCGAATGAGGGATTATTAGTTAATACTGGAGTAACTATTGCGGATTATTTAATAGTTACTGGTTCGGCAACATTTTATTCAGCTGTATCCGCTTCAGTATTTAGTGGTAGTGGTGAATCATTGTTTAATTTACCTGACTCAAAAAGAATAGCAAGTGGTAGTGTAACCGCATCTGTAAGTCCTGATTCTGGATTTATTGTTGAATCATTAATTAAAGGTTCTCAATTTACTGGTAGTATAAATGTTAGTGGTAGTGTATTAGTACAAAGTGGTTCATATCTTGTTGGAGATGGTAGATATTTAAGCAATATTTCTTTTGCAAATTTATCAATAGATTCAACAAGAATATTTAGTGGAAGTGCAACAGCATCTATTTCACCATCAGAAGGATTTAAAGTAAATGTTAATTCAAGTATTAGTGGTAGTTTAAATGTATCTCAATCAATTATAGCATCACAATTTAGTGGCTCATTCTCTGGTTCTTTTCAAGGGGATGGTAGTAGATTAATAAATTTACCAATAGCTACTAAAATAGCAAGTGGTAGTGTAACTGCATCGGTTGACCCAAATAATGGATTTGTAGTAACATCGGTAGCAAATGGTTCTACTTTTAGTGGTAGTGTATTTTTAAGTAGCGGCTCTTATTTCTCTGGTAGTGGTAAATATATATTTGATATACCATTTGCAAATTTAACAGGAGATACAATTAGAATATCAAATGGTAATGTAACTGCATCAGTAAGTCCTGATTATGGATTTAAAGTAGAATCATTAGTAAGTGGTTCTCAATTTACTGGAAGTATAAGTGTAAGTGGAAGTATAAGTGTAAGTGGTAGTGTGACAGCATCATTTTTTGTTGGAGATGGTAGTAAATTATTTAACATACCAGCTTTAACCGCTGTATTAATAGCAAGTGGTAGTGTAACTGCTTCGGTAGCACCTGATAAAGGATTTATTGTAACATCTACGGCAAGTGGTTCTAAATTTACTGGTTCAATAAATGTAAGTGGTAGTGTAACTGCATTTAATTTTTATGGTTCTGCATCTCAAGCTGAAAATGCAAATTTATTTGATGGTAGAGAATCATCAACATTTGCAACAACTGGTTCAAACTTATTTACTGGTTCTCAATTTATTACTGGTAGCTTAACTGCTAATTTCTTTATTGGGGATGGTTCTGGATTAACTGGAGTAAGAGCTGATGTTACACCTCGTATAGCAAGTGGTAGTGTAACGGCATCTATATCTCCTGATACTGGATTATTAGTAAACACAACTGTATCAGCATCTTCATTTAGTGGTAGTGGTGATGGATTATTTAATATTCCATTATCTGCATTTAGTAGTGAAGTATCTAGAATAGCAACTGGTAGTATAACAGCATCTGTTAATCCTGATTATGGATTTAGAGTAGAATCTATTAGTAGTGGTTCTCAGTTTACGGGTTCATTATTTGTAAGTGGTAATATCCAAGTATCTTCTGGTTCATTTTTTAGTGGTAGTGGTGAGGGATTATTTAATATACCATTTGCATCTATATCTGGAGAAATATCAAAAATTTCAAGCGGTTCTGCAACGGCATCAATTTCTCCTGATAAAGGATTTGAAATAAATGTAAATACAAGAATAACTGGCTCTCTATTAGTAGTTAGTTCTAGTAATTTTTTATCATCAGTATCTGCATCTATATTTAGTGGTAGTGGTGAATCTTTATTTAATATTCCATTAGCAGCATTAGCAACGGAAGCTCTAAGAATAGCAAATGGTGATGTAACCGCATCTGTTTCTAATGATGGATTTGTAGTAAAAACTCCATTCTCTGGTTCTCAAATTGGTTCTAGATTTACTGGTAGTTTATCAATTAGTGGTAGTGTATTTTTAAGTAGTGGTTCTTTTTATTCTGGATCTGGAGAAGGGTTATTTAATATTCCGTTTTCAGCATTATCTACTGAAGTGTTTAGAATTGCAAGTGGTAGTGTAACTGCATCAGCAAGTCCTAATTTTGGATTTGTCGTAACATCTGCTGCAAGTGGTTCTCAGTTTAGTGGTAGTGTTAGTATTAGTGGTTCATTAAGTGCATATGGAAATGGATTTATTAGTGGTACATTACTTGTAACATCTGCCTCTAATTTCTTTGATAGTACTTTAATTATAACTCGCCAATATTCTCAATTTAGTGGTAGTGTATATGGTTCAATATTTAGTGGTTCTAATTTCTTTGGACAATCATTTAGTGGTTCGCATATTGGAGATGGTTCTCAATTAACTAATGTAAATGCATTATCGGCATATGTATTACAATCTGGCTCATTCACAGCATCATTTATACCAAATATCGGATTAAAAGTTAATACAAATTTATTTGTTGAAAATGGTAGTGTAACCGCAAGTAATTTAAATTTAGTAAATAGTGCATATGTAGGAAATAATCTTTATGTAGAAAATAATATATACGCTAAACAAATATCTGTTCAATTTATATCATCATCGATAATTTATTCAACCGGTTCAAATATATTTGGAAACACCAATACCAATATCCAACAATTTACTGGTTCTGTTAAAATACAAACGGAATTAATAGCAGGATTTGTAACAGCATCATCATATACTGGTTCATTTAGTGGGGCATTTAAAGGTGATGGTAGTGGATTAATAAATATCCCAGCAACAATACCAACATTAATAGCAACAGGCAGTGTATCTGCATCTGTATCATTACAAAATGGATTTGTAGTAAGAGCTTCTGAAAGTGGTTCTTTGTTTTATGGTAATGTTATTATTACTGGTTCTAAAACTGAATTAACTTCAAGTTTATTTGTAGAAGGACCTGCATTATTTAAAAGTGGTATATCGGCATCTGTATTTAGTGGTAGTGGTGCGGGATTAACAAATTTACCAGAAACTACTAGATTGGGTAGTGGTAATGTAACAGCTTCAGTAAATTCTAATTTTGGATTTATTGTAATATCAACCGATAGTGGGTCTGTATTTACTGGTTCTATTTTAATAACCGGTAGTGTAACAATACCATCTGGGTCTGGATATTTTAGTGGTAGTGGTGAAGGATTGAGTAATATTCCATTCTCTGCTTTATCTGGGGATGCATTAAGATTAGCAAGTGGAAGTGTAACAGCTTCTATTTCTCCAAATAAAGGATTCGAAGTAAATACTTTTACAAAAATATCTGGAAGTTTAGTTGTATCATCATCGGGACATGTAGTAGATGTATCTGATATTAATAAAGTATTTGCTGTAACTAATAACTCTTCTATGGAGTATTATTTTACCGGTGCAGTTAGTGGTTCAAATCCTACAATAACTTTAGTAAAAGGAGTAACTTATACATTTAACGTAAACGCAAGTGGCCACCCATTTTACATAAAAGCTGCACCTGTAACTGGAACAGGTAGTACATATAATACGGGTGTATCTGGAAATGGAACACAGGTAGGAACAATAACATTTACTGTACCAAATACCGCACCAGCAACTTTATATTATATTTGCCAATACCATTCAATGATGGTAGGTACAATTAATATTGTTGATGAATTGGTAATACCAGCTACTATTGAATTAATTGGAGATGTGAATGTTACTGGAAGTGTAAGTATAACATTTGGTTCAACATTTAGTGGTAGTGGGGCAAACTTATTTGATATTCCATTCTCTGCATTTAGTGGAGATGCAATTCGTATAGCAAGTGGTTCTGCAACGGCATCAATATCTCCGATTAATGGATTTTTGGTAAATACTAAAGCACAATTTGAAGGTAATGTGTCGGCATCAATGTTTACTGGTAGTGGTGCTGGATTATTTGATATTCCGTTCTCATCATTTACCGGAGATGCATCTAGAATTTCTAGTGCTAGTGTAACGGCATCTGTTTCACCTACATTTGGATTTAAAGTGGAATCATTGAAAAGTGGTTCGCAATTTACTGGTAGTATAAATGTAAGTGGAAGTATTTCAATATCATCTGGGTCTTTTTATTCTGGTAGTGGTAGATTTTTATTTGATATTCCAGAATCTGCATTATCATTTTCTCCAAATAAAATAATAAGTGGTTCAGTAACAGCTTCTGTAAGTCCGGATTATGGATTTAGAATAGAATCAGTAGATTATGGTTCTGAATTTACTGGAAGTATTAGAGTATCTGGCTCTGTGAATATAGATAATTCATTGACTGTAACTAATTCGGTTATAGCAAACGAATTTAGTGGTTCATTTAGTGGTAGTGGTGCAAATTTATTTGATATTCCATTATCTGCGCTAGTACAAAATGTTTACCAAATAGCAACAGGTTCAGTAACCGCATCAGTAGACCCTAATATTGGATTTATTGTAAATTCAAACGCAACAATTACAGGTAGTTTAATTGTATCATCATCAACCACATTACAACAAGGTTTAAATGTATTGGGTAATGTAAATGTTGATACTCTTAATAGTGGTAGCTACGGAACTATTAATTTAAGTGGCTCTACAAATATAACTGGAGCATTGGATATTATAGGAGATGCTCATTTACATAATGATTTATATGTTGATGGTAAAATTATAGCAAACCAAATAGTTACTAATTTAATTTCATCCTCAATAATTTATTCGTCTGGTTCTAATATATTTGGAAATGATGTAACAAACTTCCAACAATTCACTGGTTCACTATATGTAAGTGGTGGAGTTGGTGGCGGGGTATTTTTAAATACTGGTTCAACATTTAGTGGTAGTGGTAGGGGGTTATTTGATATTCCTTTATCGGCATTAGCAGAAAATGTTTATCAGATGGCATCTGGTAGTGTAACTGCATCTGTATCTCCTAATAACGGATTTAAAGTTTATTCATTGGATGCTGGTTCTCAATTTACCGGTTCAGTTTATGTAACAGGTAGTGTATCGGCATCATTCTTTGTAGGAGATGGTTCACAATTAACAAATGTTCTTGCAATAGTAGCTCCATTTATTGGTAGTGGTTCTGCAACTGGTTCGGTAACAAGCGGGGACCAATTTATAGTAACAACAGCAAAAACTGGTTCTCAACTTGGTTCTATATTTACTGGTTCAATAGAAGTTAGTGGAAGCATTAGAGCAACTGATTATCTTATTGGGGATGGTACATATATTACAAATGTATTTGCACAATCATCTCCAAAAATTGAAAGTGGTAGTGTAACGGCTTCAGTAAGTCCTAATTTTGGATTTAGAGTACAAACTCCATTTACACAATCTCAAATAGGTTCTCAATTTACTGGTTCAATTGAAGTTAGTGGAAGTATTAGAGCAACTCAATATTTATTTGGTGATGGTACGTTTATTACTAACGTACAAGCATCAGCAGCCCCTTTAATAGCAAGTGGTTCAGCAACAGCATCGGTATCAAGTGGTAATACATTTGTAGTAACAACTGGAGCAACTGGTTCAGCTATTGGTTCTAGATTTACCGGTTCTATTGATGTAAGTGGTAGTGTTAAGGCATTTACGTTTATAGGAGATGGTTCTCAATTAACCAATGTACAAGCATCATCTGCGCCATTTATCGCTAGTGGTTCGGCAACAGCATCTGTACAAAGTGGTGATACATTTATAGTTATAACTGGTGCAACGTCTGGTTCGGCAGTAGGTTCTCAATTTACTGGTTCGGTGGCAATTAGTGGTTCACTAAGCGCATCCTTATTTGTAGGAGATGGTGGTGGATTATTTAACATTCCAGCCGCAGCATTGCAAGATCTTGAATTAAATAAAATTATTTCTGGTTCGGCTATAGCAATAATTTCACCTAATAATGGTTTGAATATTAATACAACAATATCAGCATCTCTTTATTTTGGAGATGGTGGTGGATTGTTTAACATCCCTGCAAATGCATTAACAGACCTTAAGTTAGATAAATTAGTTTCTGGTTCTGCAACAGCATCTATTTCACCTATTGATGGATTTAGAACAAATATATTTGCAGCAATTACCGGTGGTATTTATGTAACTGGTGGGAATTTTGTAGCAGCATCCGGTTCTACATATGTAGGAGATGGAAGTGGATTGACAAATATTAATATTGCAAACTTAGCATTTGAAACATCAATATTAAAATCAGGATCATTTACAGCATCTGTTTCTCCTAATAATGGATTTGTTACAAACGCATCTGCAAGTATTTACGGTAACTTATATGTTGATAAAGGAATTACTAGTTCATTTATATATTCTCCATATTTTACTGGTTCATTCAATGGCACATATACATTTAGAGGAACTGGGCCAACCGCATCTGCTGAATATGATATTTTAAGATATGATGAAGCTAGGGGATATTATATTCCTCAACCTGAATATTCAAATGTGGAAACTGTTGGATTTAGTAATGTAAACATTTTAACAATTGTTCACAACTTAGGAGTTTTATATCCGGTTGTTCAGGTTTATCAAACTGGTTCACAACAACAAATTCTACCAGCAACTATTGAATCAATTGACTTAAACACTATAAAAATTACATTTAGTGGAACTGAAAGTGGACAAGTAGTAATTGGTAGTGGGGGTAGTGTAATTAGTGGTACAATACAAGGTAATAGAGTAGTAGGAACTGTTAATTCCGCATCTTACGCAGTATATGCTGAAAATGCAGGAACGGCATCTACTTTACTTGGTTTAACAAATGAAAATGTACAACAATTATTGTCAGCATCATTACAGCCTGGCAATTACGTTTTATCATCTCAAACTGCATCGATGAGAGTATTAAGCTCATCTTACGCAGCAACTGCATCTTACGCATTAAATGCAAATATTGATACAACATTATTTGTATTAAATTCACAAACAGCTTCAATGTTTGTAGGTACAGCATCTTTAGCATACCAAGCGATATCAGCATCATTCTCTGCCAATGGCGGTGGCGGTGGTGGTTTTGTTGATACGGCTAGTTTTGTATTAAATTCACAAACAGCTTCAATGCGTGTATTAAGTGCATCATATGCTATAACAGCATCTTACGCAGCTTACGCAGCAAATGCTTCAAACGTAGACACAACAGCATTTATTAATAAGTACTTAGATAGTACTATGTTCGCAAACTTTGTTGTAACAGGAAGTTTTGGTGCTAGTGGTAGTGTTTATGTAAATAATTTATATACATCCTCTTTATCATCTTATGTATTAACTTGGAATACAACAACTCATCAATTAGAAGCTAGAGACGTAGCTGGAGCAAGTGGTACATCCGGAACATCTGGCACATCGGGAACATCTGGGTCATCTGGTACATCTGGTTCATCTGGAAGTAGTGGTACTGATGGTTCTGGTGGTACATCTGGTACTAGTGGTACATCTGGTAGTGATGGTACATCTGGAAGTAGTGGTACGGATGGCTCAGCTGGTACATCGGGAACATCTGGTACATCTGGAACATCGGGTTCGTCTGGTTCAAGCGGTTCATCTGGTAGTGATGGTTCATCTGGTTCAAGCGGAAGTAGTGGAACATCAGGAACATCTGGTACATCTGGGTCATCTGGTACATCTGGTTCATCTGGAAGTAGTGGTAGTAGTGGAACAAGTGGTTCATCTGGAAGTAGTGGTTCTGCTGGTACATCGGGAACATCTGGTTCTACGGGTTCGGCTGGAAGTAGTGGTACATCAGGAACATCTGGTACATCTGGAAGTAGCGGTTCATCTGGAACATCTGGAACATCTGGCACAAGCGGCTCATCGGGAACATCTGGTACAAGTGGTACATCGGGAACATCTGGTACAAGCGGAAGTAGTGGTTCATCGGGATATGATGGTTCATCCGGTAGTAGTGGTTCATCTGGTTCATCTGGAAGTAGTGGAACATCCGGTACATCTGGTACATCGGGAACATCTGGTACATCTGGAAGTAGTGGTGAATCTGGAACGGATGGTTCGGCTGGTTCATCTGGTACAAGTGGTGAATCAGGAACATCTGGTACATCTGGAAGTAGTGGTACATCTGGAAGTAGTGGTACATCTGGAAGTAGTGGTTCATCGGGAACAACTGGTTCAGCTGGTACATCTGGCTCATCTGGAACATCTGGAACAAGCGGTTCATCTGGAAGTAGTGGTTCATCGGGAACATCTGGAACATCTGGAACATCTGGTTCAACAGGTTCGGCTGGTTCATCTGGGTCATCTGGAACATCTGGAAGTAGTGGAACGCGTGGTACATCTGGAAGTAGTGGTACATCAGGTTCAACTGGTTCGGCTGGTACATCTGGTACAAGTGGTTCATCTGGTTCGGCTGGCTCATCGGGAACATCTGGAAGTAGTGGTACATCAGGAACATCTGGTAGTAGTGGTTCGTCTGGTTCTACTGGTAGTGATGGTACATCTGGAAGTAGTGGTTCATCTGGTTTAGACGGAACATCTGGTACAAGCGGAAGTAGTGGTAGTAGTGGAACATCAGGTACATCAGGTAAAAGTGGTACGGATGGCACATCTGGTTCGTCTGGGTCATCTGGTTCGTCTGGTTCGTCTGGATTAAGTGGAACATCTGGTACATCAGGTAAAAGTGGTACGGATGGTACAAGCGGCTCATCTGGAACATCTGGTAAAGCTGGTTCATCGGGAACATCTGGTAGTAGTGGTTCATCTGGTACATCAGGTAAAAGTGGTTCATCGGGAACATCTGGTTCGTCTGGATTAAGTGGTACTGATGGTACATCTGGAAGTAGTGGTTCATCTGGAAGTAGTGGCAGTAGTGGTACTGACGGTTCGGCTGGAACATCTGGCTCAAGTGGTACTGATGGTTCAGCTGGTACAAGTGGTTCATCTGGTACAAGCGGTTCATCTGGTTCAGCTGGAAGTAGTGGTAGCAGTGGTACTGATGGTTCTGCAGGAACAAGCGCTACAAGCGGTTCATCTGGTTCATCTGGAAGTAGTGGTAGTGATGGTACATCTGGCACAAGTGGTTCATCTGGAAGTAGTGGTACTGATGGTTCAGCTGGAACATCTGGAAGTAGTGGAGAAAATGGAACATCAGGAACATCTGGCACAAGCGGTACATCTGGTACATCAGGAACATCTGGAGAAAGTGGTACTGATGGTTCATCTGGAAGTAGTGGTATTTCTTGTTTAACATATCTTTTATCTAATGAGGATCCTGATAATCCTGCAGTGTTCGATTGGACACGATGTGATTTTACATCAGGAGACCAAATAACAATAAACCCTGGTGACCCGAATGTAGAAATTTGTGCAATTGGAGAATCTGTTGTATTAGCAAATCCACCATACGGAACAATAAATTTAGTAGGTGCATGTCATGGTACATCTGGTGTTGATGGTTTACCTGGATATACTCCTGAATTTGGAGTAGATTACTTTAATGGTACGGATGGTTCATCTGGTTCATCTGGTTTAAATGGATTAGCTGGTACATCTGGTACATCTGGTACATCGGGCAGTAGTGGAAGTAGTGGTTCATCGGGAACATCTGGTACAAGAGGTACAAGCGGCTCATCTGGTACGAGTGGTTCATCAGGATTAAGTGGAACATCTGGAAGTAGTGGTACATCTGGCACATCAGGTATATCTGGTTCAGCTGGTACATCTGGAACATCTGGAAGTAGTGGTGAAAATGGTTCATCGGGAACATCTGGTAGTAGTGGTTCATCTGGTACATCAGGAATAAGTGGTACAGCTGGAAGTAGTGGTACATCTGGTAGTGGTGGTAAAGATGGTACATCTGGAAGTAGTGGAGCAGACGGTACATCTGGAACATCTGGTACATCTGGTTCTTCTGGATATTCTGGAACGGATGGTTCAGCTGGTACATCTGGTACATCTGGAAGTAGTGGAATAAGTGGTTCATCAGGAACATCAGGAACATCCGGAACAAGTGGAAGTAGTGGTTCATCGGGAACATCTGGTATTAGTGGAGCTGGTTCAACATCTGGAACTTCGGGAACATCTGGAACATCGGGACAAAGTGGTTCGTCTGGAACAAGCGGTACATCTGGAGAAAGTGGTTCGGCTGGTACAAGCGGAACATCTGGTGTAAGTGGTAAAGACGGTAAAGATGGTACATTTGTTGGAAGTAGTGGTTCGTCTGGAACATCAGGAACATCTGGTTCGTCTGGTACAAGCGGAACATCTGGGTCATCTGGTTCATCGGGAACATCTGGTATTAGTGGAGCAAGTACAACATCAGGAACATCTGGTTCATCTGGTACATCCGGGCAAAGTGGTACATCTGGTTCATCAGGAACATCTGGCACAAGCGGCATTAGCGGTACGGATGGTACTTACTTTGGTACAAGCGGAACATCAGGAACATCTGGTACATCTGGTTCATCTGGTGAAAGTGGCTCTGCTGGTACATCTGGAACTTCGGGAACATCTGGAGCAAGTGGTAAAGATGGTACTTATTTTGGTTCAGCTGGTACAAGCGGTACAAGCGGTACAAGCGGTACATCTGGAGAAAGTGGTACATCTGGCATATCCGGCTCATCAGGAACATCTGGTGTAAGTGGTACGGATGGTACATTCTTTGGTACATCCGGAACTTCGGGAGTAAGCGGTTCATCTGGAACATCTGGTATTAGTGGAGTAGCATCAACATCTGGTTCATCAGGAACATCTGGTACATCTGGAGCAAGTGGTAAAGATGGAACATTCTTTGGCTCATCAGGAACGTCTGGAGTTAGTGGTTCGGCTGGTACATCTGGTACATCTGGTATTAGTGGAGCTGGTGCAACGTCTGGTTCATCTGGTACATCTGGAAGTAGTGGTAAAGACGGAACTTACTTTGGAAGTAGTGGTACATCTGGAGTTAGCGGTTCATCTGGTACATCGGGTCTTAGTGGAGCTGGTGCAACATCTGGGACATCGGGAACATCCGGTGTAAGTGGTAAAGACGGTACTTATTTTGGAAGTAGTGGAACATCTGGAGTTAGCGGAACATCTGGTACATCAGGTCTTAGTGGTGTAACCGCAACCGCCGGTACATCTGGAACATCTGGGTCATCTGGTACATCTGGTATTAGTGGTTTAAATGGTACATATTTTGGAAGTAGTGGAACATCGGGCACATCGGGTCTTAGTGGTGCAACGGCAACAGCAGGTTCATCCGGCACATCTGGGTCATCTGGTACAAGCGGTATTAGTGGAACTGATGGTACTTATTTTGGTACAAGCGGAACATCAGGAGTAAGTGGAACATCTGGTACATCATTCTATGGTGTAACATCTGGAACGTCTGGAGTATCTGGAACATCTGGTACATCCTTTTACGGAGTAACATCTGGTACGCGTGGTTCTGCTGGTACATCTGGAACTTCTGGGTTTTTAACTTTAACCGGTACAACTGATAATGGTATATTAACATTAAATGGTGCACAACCAAATGCAAGTGTTGAAGCTAATTTAACATTTGATGGTAGCTTGTTGACAGTAGCTGGAGCAGTATCACCAACAACATATAGAGAAACATATTCTGATTTAGGAACTGGTGGAGCAACATTCTCAATCGATTTAAGTACAGCAAACAATTTTAAGAAAACTGTAAACGCAAATGGAACGGTTACAATAACAAATCCACCAGCTGGAAAAGCATTTGGATTTACACTAGCATTAACAAATGGTGGTGGATATACAATAGCTTGGACTAGTGTTAAATGGGCTGGTGGAGCACAACCAACTCTAACAACATCTGGTACGGATATTATTGTAATATATACTTATGATGGAGGCAGTACCTATTATGGTTTCTTAGCCGGAAAAAATATGATATAATAAGTTATGGGAATAGCAAGAAGATTAATACCTAGCGGAATGGCAGAACCTTTCAAATTTACAATAGCAGTTGGTGCTGGTGGTTTATTTACTTTACCATTGAATGATTATAATGGATTAACTCCAAACTTTAGTGTAAGTTGGGGCGATGCTACGTCAAATAGTATAACAGCATATAATGATACTAATAGAGCACACACATATACATCAGCTGGTACATATCAAATAGAAATAACTGGATTCATGCCATCATTTGCAGTTGATAATAAAGCAGCAATAAAAAGTTTGATTACATCTGTTGATGCATGGGGGACTGTTGGTTTAAGAGTTATCAATTTTTATGGTTGTAATAATATTAGTACTCTACCAACTGATTATATTGGATTAGCTGATGTTGAGATATTTTCAAATTTTATGCGTTCAACTGCTATAACAACAATTCCTTCAACAATATTTTCAAATTCAACACAAGCATTATCTTTTACGGATATTTTTTCATTTACAGCCATAACAAGTATACCATCTGGGTTGTTTACTAATAATGTTAATGCTACTGATTTTGGTGCTGCATTTAGTACATGTCTTTCTTTAGCAACATACCCATCTAATTTATTTGATACTAATATAAATGTATCTGGTTTTGCTGGTACATTTAAATTATGCAAATTATTAACATCACCATTACAATTTACATATAATACTGCTGTAACTGATTTTTCTAATTTATATTTTCAAAACACAACAACAAATAGTATGTCTGGTACGGCACCATCACTTTGGACTAGAGTTCCTCAACCATATGGAGTGGGTGCATTTAAAAATTGTACTGGTTTATCAAATTTCGCATCAATACCTTCAAATTTTAAATAATTATGTATTTAAGAATTATAAACGATACTATAATATATCCATATACAATTCAACAATTAAAGTTAGATAATTCAAATGTAACTTTTCCTGAAAATTTAACTAATGCTGTTTTACTTCAATGGGATATGATTAGTGTTCAACCAACAGTAAAACCAAACGATTATACAAAAAATATTTCCGAAGGAACTCCTGAATTAATAGATGGTACATATAATCAAGTTTGGAATCAATCAAACGCATCTGAAACGGAAATTAATATTCGTATAGAAAATAAATGGATAGAAATCAGAAATTTGAGAGACCAATTACTTTTAGAATCTGATTGGACACAATTAGCAGATTCTCCGCAAATTACAAATAATGACTGGAAAACATACAGACAATATCTTAGAGATATTACCAGTCAAAGTAACCCTTTTGGTATAAGCTGGCCTACAAAACCTTAAAAGGAAATTTATTATATTTATACCTATAACAAAATTACGGATATAAATGAAAATAAATAGTCCCATTTTTTCAGGCTCAATAACGCAAGCAGTTAATGCGTATGCTACATTGAGTGGTTCGTTTACGGGCTCATTTACAGGTTCATTCAAAGGTTCTATTGATGTTCAGCAAGCATCTTTTGATTATTTAACAATTGGTCAAAGATTAATAGTTAGCGGAAGCTTAATTGTTACTGGTTCTGGAAATATAATTGGCCCATTAAATGTAACCGGTTCTACTAATATATTATCTGGCTCGGTGAATGTATTATCTGGCTCGGTAACAATAGAAGGTGTAAGTGTGTTAGATACAGCTTTAGCATATGCTATCGCATTAGGATAAAAATAAAAATAAATGGCAAATACATTTAAAAATAGTATAAGTGGTTCGATTGGTACGGCAAATACAATTGTATATCAAGCACCAGCTGCTACATCAACAACTGTAATTGGGATGAGTGTTGCAAATACTAACCTTAATAATAATATTAATGTTAGTGCAACTTTAACAAGTGCTGGACAAGCTAAGACGGTATATGTAGTTAGAAATACTACTATACCTGTTGGAGGAAGTGTAGTGTTTGTTGGTGGTGACCAAAAAATAGCAATGAGTGCAGGAGATTTTATTTCGGTACAATCTTCAGTAGCTGCATCGGCAGATGTAATTGTTTCGGTTTTAGAAATTAGTTAAAAGTAATAAAATAGATGAATGTTTTAGGCAAAAATCCTAACGGGTTTAATCAGATTAGTCAAAGTGTATTAGCGGTAACGGTAAATGGTATTGACCAAGTAAATGTATCAACATCATCGGTATCAGTTAATACATCGTTAAATGTAATAAACTCAATAACCGCATCTATATTTAGTGGTTCACAATTTAGTGGTTCGTTTAGTGGTTCGTTTACTGGAGATGCTAGTAAGTTATATAATGTAACTCAAATAGCTAGTGGTTCTATCTATGTAAAAGTAAATGAAAATAATGTACTAATAAGTGGTAGTACTCAAATTACTGGTAGTGTAAGAGTAACTGGTAGTGTATATGTAGAAACTGGTTCTTATTTTGTTGGAGATGGTTCTCAATTAAGAAATATTAATGCTGATTCAATTGGCGATATAAATAGAATTAAGTCAGGTTCAGCAATTGCTGTAATATCTCCTGATAAAGGATTGGAGATAAATATAAAAACAACTATAACAGGTTCTTTAATAGTTAGTGGAAGTGAAATAATTACTGGTAGTGTAAACATTTTAGGTAATGAAACTATCAATGGTAATGTAATTGTAAACGGAACGGAAAATATAAATGGTAACTTAAATGTTACTGGAGCTTTACAGGTAACAGCTGGTGAAAATATAACTGGTAGTTTGAATGTAAGTGGTAGTGAAAATTTAATTGGTAACTTAACAATAACTGGTAACGAAAATATAAATGGAAATTTAGTTGTTACTGGTTCTCAAATAATAACACAAAATTTAACTGTAGCTGGTACTATTGTTTCAAATCAAATTGTAACAAACATAGTATCATCATCAGTAGTATATTCATCTGGCTCAAACATATTTGGTAATTCTGTAACAAATATACAACAATTAACTGGTAGTGTAAAAATAACAGGTAGTTTAATTGTTAGTGGTAGTGTTTATGTGGATAGTATCCCATCATCATTATCAAACCAAGTATTAGTAGTTGATACATCAACTGGTCAAATTGGTTCTAGATTTGCAGCAGCAACATCCGGTACATCTGGCACATCGGGAACATCTGGTACTTCAGGAGTAAGTGGTACATCTGGTAGTAGTGGTTCATCGGGAACATCTGGAAGTAGTGGTTCATCTGGTAGTACTGGTACAGCTGGTACAACGGGTTCGGCTGGAACATCTGGAAGTAGTGGAACATCAGGAACATCTGGTACAAGCGGTTCATCCGGAACATCTGGCACATCGGGAACATCTGGTTCATCCGGAACATCTGGTACACGTGGTACATCAGGAACATCTGGAGTAAGTGGTAGTAGTGGTTCGTCTGGAAGTACTGGTTCTGCTGGTACATCTGGTTTGACTGGTACAAGTGGTTCATCTGGTACATCCGGAAGTAGTGGTTCATCTGGTAAAGATGGTTCATCTGGTACATCCGGAAGTAGTGGAAGTAGTGGAACAAGAGGTTCAGCTGGTTCATCGGGATTGACAGGAACAAGTGGTTCATCTGGTGTATCTGGTAGTAGTGGAACATCTGGTAAAGATGGAAGTAGTGGTAAAGATGGTTCATCTGGTACATCTGGTACATCTGGAAGTAGTGGAATAAGTGGTTCAGCCGGAACATCTGGCACAAGTGGAATAAGTGGGTCATCAGGAACATCTGGAACATCTGGTTCATCTGGAAGTAGTGGTTTAACTGGTGGTGGTGGTACATCTGGAATAAGCGGTACAAGCGGTACAAGTGGCACAAGTGGCACAAGTGGAAGTAGTGGTTCGTCTGGTTCATCCGGCTCTACTGGTACGGCTGGTACATCTGGAAGTAGCGGTACATCTGGTACATCAGGAATAAGTGGTTCATCTGGAACAAGTGGGGTTAGTGGTTCATCAGGATTATCTGGAACTGCTGGTTCATCTGGAAGTAGTGGTTCATCGGGAACAACTGGTTCAGCTGGTACATCAGGAACATCTGGGACAAGTGGGTCATCAGGAACAAGTGGATTATCTGGTGCTACTGGTACATCAGGATTATCTGGAACTGCTGGTTCATCTGGTACAAGTGGTACATCGGGAATATCTGGCACAGCTGGAACATCTGGTAAAGATGGAGTAATAGGTTCATCTGGTTCGGCTGGCACATCGGGAACATCTGGCACATCGGGAACATCTGGAAGTAGTGGTTCATCTGGTTCAGCTGGTACATCGGGAACATCTGGTTCATCGGGTTCATCTGGAGCACAAGGTTCATCTGGCTCAGCTGGTACATCGGGTACATCTGGAAGTAGTGGTTCAAGTGGTAGTAGTGGGACTAGTGGAACAAGCGGAAGTAGTGGTTCATCTGGAAGTAGTGGTTCATCTGGAGCACAAGGTTCATCTGGTTCAGCTGGAACATCGGGAACATCTGGCACAAGCGGTTCATCGGGAACGTCTGGTACAAGTGGCTCATCGGGAACATCTGGTATAAGCGGTTCATCAGGAACATCTGGCACAAGCGGTTCATCAGGAACATCTGGAGTAAGTGGAAGTAGTGGTTCATCGGGAACATCGGGAACATCGGGCACATCTGGAAGTAGTGGAACATCTGGTTCATCTGGTACGTCAGGAACAAGAGGTACATCTGGAAGTAGTGGTAGTAGTGGTTCATCTGGTTCATCCGGAAGTAGTGGTGCTACGGGAGCCAGTGGTTCATCTGGAAGTAGTGGTAGTAGTGGCACAAGCGGTACATCAGGAACATCTGGCACAAGCGGTACTTCAGGAACATCTGGAAGTAGTGGTTCATCCGGTTCATCTGGTTCATCGGGAACATCTGGCACAAGCGGTACATCTGGAAGTAGTGGTACATCAGGATCAAGAGGTACATCCGGTTCATCTGGATTGTTATCTTTAAGTGGTGGTACTGATAATGGTGTAATAACACTAAATGGTACTGCACCAAATGCAACCGTTGAAAGTAATTTATTATTTGATGGTACTACATTGACGGTAACTGGAAATAATACTGTTTCTGGAAATAGTGTTATGGGTGGTTTAACGGCAATTGGTAATACAACAATATATAAAGCTGGTGTAAGCGCACCAACAACTGCGGATAATACAAATAATGCACATTTAGTATTAGCTGGAACTAACGCATTAGTAAGATTACAATTAGGTACTCAAAACGTTTCACCATTCGCAGGATGGATTCAAGCATCATATGATAATACAGGTGGAGCAAATGGTGTAGAACCCATAACATTAAATCCTTTAGGTGGTAATATTAATATCAATGGTAGTACATATTATCTTAGTAATGCTACATCAAACTTAAACGCATTAACATTAGCTGGTACTTTAAATGGTACAAACGCTGTGTTTTCATCAAATGTATCAGCAACAAATTTTTATGATGGTACTGGTACATTTAACGTAAATTTAGGTAATGGCGGTTCTGAAGGTAGAGGTATTGTAGCTGGTTATAGTGGTGGTTCTTATGGAGGATTAGGATACAACGTTAGACATACAACAACAGGTGGTAGCTGGAGAGCACCATTAGCAGACACATCAACTTATTTATTATTTAATAGTGGATTTACTTTCTATAATGATGCAGGTACAACATTAAATAGATTTGCATCATATACTCAAATAGGTAGATTGGATGGTAGTGGTAACTTTACTATTCCTGGTAACTCACAAGTAGGAACTTCATATGTAGGTAACGCAACAACTTATTATGTTAATTCAGGTACATCCTATTTAAACAATTTAAGTTTAGCTGGAAACTTAGTAGCAGCTGGTGGTATGTATTCATCTGGTGTTTACAACTACGCATTCTTACAAGTAACTGATACTAATAATTTCTGGATTACACCGGGAGCTAATAACTGGGGTTTATATTTTGAAACTACGGCTGGTGGATTATTGGGTGGTAGTGGTGATTCTAATAGATTAGGTTTTGTTGGTAGTGGTGTTGCTAGATTCTATGTAGATTTAAATAATGGAACTGGTTGGTTTGGAGGAAATTTAACAGCAGGTACGATTTATACTGGTGGTGGTTCTACATATTATATTAATGCAGGTACATCTTATTTAAACTCATTAACATTAGCTGGTAACTTAACTGCTAATACTGGAACTGTAATTGGAAATGTACTTTCATTTGGTAATAATAATTCACCTTTAGTTTATTGTGGCTTTAGTGGAGGTTATTTATATAATGGATTTGCATATTCATCGGTTTGGTCTAATTTAAGACATGGTGATTTAATAACGTATGAAACATCGGCAAATAATTCATCTTGGACATCACAAACTATTACCGATACAATTAGAAATACATTTTTAGGAGAAAAAGCTATATCTTCTTATAGTGGTGGTGGATTTACTATTGATGCTAGTGGTGGCGGTAGAGGTCAAAGATTTACATTTAGTATAGGATATAAAAACTTTGATATGTTCCATGTGGTAGGTAGTACCAATGGAGCAAATATTACAATTACAGTAGAAACATCAACAAATGGAGGAAGTAGTTGGAGTACTGCATTCAGTCACAACTGGAGTAGCTGGCCTGGTAACTTTACTAAATTCTATTCTTTATTTGATTCTGCTATCAATAGAATAAGGGTATCATTCTACAATACGGGTGGTAGTGGAAATGCTGGATCTGTAGCTGCACTTGCATACTATGGTGGATATAGTGGATATAATCAACCATACCATCAAGCGGTTTATGATTACGATTATTATAGAGCATACATTAGTAGAGATACTACAATTGGTGGAAACTTAACTGCAAACACTGTATATGTTGGAGGAGCAACAACTTATTATGTAAACGCGACAACATCAAACTTAAGAGGTTTGATAGCTGGTGGTGTTGATAATGGGTCTGTAATTTTCTATCGTTCATCAAATCCATATTCAATTGGAGGTACTGATGCGGTATTGACTGTTTCTGATAGAAGTGGAGCAGACTGGGGTATTTTTGTTGACAAGACTGGATTTGATTATGGTATTTATACAACTATATCATCCGGTGGTTCTTATGGATTTGCGGTTAATGATGGTAGTGGTTGGGTATGGAGAGTAAATGGAGCAGGTAATCAATTCTTTACTAATTATCTATCTGGTAATGGTAAGCAAGCACTTGATACAACAGATAGTTATTTAAGATTAAATCAATCTAATGCATTTACTAATGGTACTTATACTCCATATAACTTTAGAGCAGATGGTAATCTTTATGTAGGTGGTACAACTTATTACATTAGTAGTGGTGGACAAGCTAACTTAAGTTCAGCATATATTGGAGCACATTTATTTGACGCATTCAATACGGCAAATATTAGAATTAGAACATCTGGAAATAGTGATGGTGGTATCGTAGTACAAAATAGTTCTGGTGGCTTCAAATTCCAATTATATGGTGATAATAGTAGTAACTATGGTTTTTTAAATGGTACATGGGCAAGCTGGGATTTGAGAAAAAATCTGAGTGATGGTAACTTGTATATGAATAATAATAGTAGTTATTACTTGAATACAAATGGTACAAGTGTTTTAAATATATTAAGAACTAATCAAGTATCAACTCCATATCATAGTTTAACATCTACATTTAACGCACTTAACTATTCAACTGGAAACGGATATTTAATTACTACGAATATTGATTATGGTACTTTCAATATGCCAACTGTAATTATTGAGGGTTATGCATATGGAAATGCACAATCAATTAATTTACAAATTGTTTGGTACGCATATGGTGGTAGTTGGACGAATCATTCATATATAAATAACGGTGATTGGGATCCTGGTACTGTAAGAATTGGTAGAAATGGGGCTGGTAAGGTGTGTATTCATCTATCATCAAACATCTATTATGGTAGATTTAACGTAAGATGTATATATGACCAAGGCTCAGGATATTTGGAAAGTTGGGCTATTACAGATGCAACTTATACTGGTTTAAGTATAATAACAACTGTTCCAAAAAATTCATTAAATACATCAATTACTGGTAACGCAACATCTGAAACTTTAGCTACTGTAACATCAAGAGGTAATGTTGCTAGTGGTGATTTAATTACTCCAAATTCATCTTATCATTTTAGAGCAAGATATGTAGATAACTCTGGTATTTATAATGCATCTCTTAATTGGTACGGTTTACAATTAGGTAATAATGGTGCAAACTATATAGTAGCAGGTAGAACTAATACAAATGGTTGGTTAGATTTCTATGTTAATAATACATCAGATTTCCCTTCTATAAACGGACAGCACGCTGTAAGAATTGATTCGGACAGACGATTATATTCATATGTTGATACTCGTTCACCTATATTCTATGATTATGATAATGCATATTATAAGTGGGATGGCAATGGTACATCAATAGGATATTTAATACAAGCTGAAGCTTACTTTAGACAAAATAACGATGGTGGTACATTCTTAGTATCCGATAACTCTGAAGCAAATAACTGGTTATTCCAAGAAAATGCTAGAGGCTGGGGTATATTTTATTTCAACAAAGGTTCTCAATCTGGACAAACTTATGGTGCATACACTATGGTTGGTGCAGAAACTGTATTTGTTGGGCAAGGTTCTGGACCTGCAATGCCAGGTTGGGTTGGGTATAATGGTAGTAGTAAAGTAAATGCAATAATATCGCACTATAATGGTTCATTCTGGACATATGGTAGACAATATTCAGCAGACAGCATGCAGGCACCTGCATTTTATGGTACATCTAGTACTGGATACTATTCAGTTCCTGATGGTACTTCTAACTTGGTTGGAATGTATGCAAACTATTATAGAGGTAATACAAACGCCGGTGGTACTGGTAACGCATCGTATCATCCATCTGGTATTTATTCATTAGGATATAACTGGTTGTATGGTGGTATTAATGCTGGTGGTAGTGATGTTGTAAGTGTAAACAATCTTACGGTTGGATATTCTGGTTGGTTCAACTCTAATAATAATAACTCATCAAGAGATGGTGGTATTACATTGTGGAGTACTGGTAACACTACTACATCTTGGATGGGATTCAAATATGGTGCAAACATTGGATATGGTACGCATGGTTATCAATCCGATAACTATGGTACTTGGTTTATAATGGATACATCTGGTAGAGCTTGGGTATTCAGAAATATGAGTACCAATACGAATGTGGCATCTATTAATAACTATGGTGATTTCTATACAAATGGTGTTCATAATGGTAGTACTTTAATTGCTCGTAGTTCTGTAAACTCAGATTACTACTATGATTATGGTGGAACATTCGCATTCAGAATTAATAGTGGAACTGGTAACACTAGAAGTATTGATTTGGGTAATAGTGGAACTGACCCATCTGCAGTAGGTTCTCAAACTGGTATTACATCTGGTACTAGAAGTGATGCTCAACCTTACTATATGATATTTGTAAGAGGACCATACAACAATGGTTACTCAACACATACTCGTTTAGTATTAGGATGGCACACTGGGGTTGAAATTGGTGGTAGATGGGATTATGGTGGAACTAGATTCTATAATAATGACCCTTATCACGGTTCTGAAATTATGTCTGTTGGTGCTGGTGACCAAAATATTAGAATTTCTAATACTCTATACGTTCCGTATATTGTAGATAGAGATAATGGTGGATATTATATTGATATGAATGGTTCATCTTATATGAATACATTAACGATGGCCAATACAATATATTCTAATAACTGGTTTAGAAGTTATGGTGGTACTGGATGGTATAATGAATCTTATGGTGGTGGTTGGTTTATGCAGGATTCTACTTGGTTAAGAACATATAATGGTAAAAACATTTATTGTGATTCATATATTAGAGCACAAGGTTCATTTAGAGTAGGTAGTGAATATTCTATTTGGGGAAACTATGGTTCATATAGCTCCTATATTAGTAGATTGGCATTTGTATCATTTGACTGGAACGCAACATATGATACATTTAATAATCACGGATATGCATCGCAAGATTATAACGCTAACTGGGCTGATTCAGTTTCATTAAACTCATTCAATGATATTACATTGAGAGTTGATGCGAATAACAATAACACTTATTCGTATTTGAGATTGATGGATAACTCAACTGGTGATAACACATTCACTTACATGAGTGGTGAGAATGGTAACCCAATTGCATATTTCTACAATAGAATGTATTCTGGTACTATGTATAATAGATACGATGGTTCTAAATACTTAGACCGTTATACTGGAGATTATACATCTTGGTATATGGGTGGTTCTAATAATGGATATTCTGGATGGAGAGTTGATGGTAGTATGGCATTGATGATACATACTGCTGGTGCTGGTGCACCTTGTGGATTCTGGCATCCTTCATATGGTTGGTCATTCTTATCATATTGTAATGGTAACGTTTATTTAGCATACGCAGCTGGTTGGAGAGCATATACTACTGATTGGGGATTCTATATTAGTGGTGATTTGAGAGCAAGTGGTAACGTAATTGCATACTATTCTGATATTAGACTTAAAGAAAATATAGAAACAATTCCTAACGCTTTAGAAAAAATCCAAAAGCTTAGAGGTGTTACTTATGATTGGAATAATGAAAAGGTAAACATTAATAGTAAGCGTGCTGGAACTAGAGATATTGGATTGATTGCACAGGAAGTTGAAGAAATAGAACCATTATTAACAACGGAATACCAAACTCAACTTACACATCAAGATTCTAAAAACGCAATGGATGCGGTTGATTTTGTTCCTGAAATGTCTCCAATGTATAAGACTATCAAATACGATAAGATTACCGCACTATTGGTAGAGGCAGTTAAAGAATTAAAAGCAGAATTGGACGAAGCAAGAGCTGAAATCAAAGAATTGAAAAATAAAAAGTAACATATTTATATAAAATAACAAAACTATGGCATTCGAATACAAATGGTCATTAACAGGACTTAGAAAGCAAAATACATCTGATAAATCAGATGTTATTGTTGGTACACAATGGAAACTTGAAGCTACTGATGAAGAAGGATATGTGGCTACATTTACTGGAGGAACTCCATTTGAAATATCTGATTTAAACGAAGATGGATTCATCGATTACAAAGATTTATCTGAAGATTTAATATTGGGTTGGGTTAAAACATATGTAAGTGGTTCGGAATCACCGAATCCTCATTATTGGCAACATATAAATGAGCAATTAAATAAACACATTGATTCACATAAATGGGAAAAGCAAGAAGTTGGTCCTAAAAATTTCCCTTGGTCTGAAGCATCTGGTAGTAATATACCTGACGCACCTCCTGTATAATATACCAAAAATATATTATTTTGAATGTCCAAAGTATAGTTTAATAAAATAAATTATGTTTTGGACATTTTCTTTATATTTATATAGGTAATATTGTACATACTCAATATTAGCATTTTAAAACATAATAATCGGAGAAATAACATGGCAGAAAGAATTGTATCCCCTGGTGTATTTACTAGAGAAAACGATTTATCATTCCTTTCTCAAGGAATCGGTGAAATCGGAGCAGCATTTATAGGACCTCTAAAAGAAGGACCTGCATTTGTACCTACAATCGTAACAACTCAATCAGAATTTGAGGAAAAGTTCGGTAAAGTAGACGGAACATATTATACTGAATACGCAGTACAAAATTATTTAAGAGAAGCTGGACAAGCTACTATCGTAAGAGTTGCAGGTATCGGAGGATACTACCAAGCAGCACCATTAGCAATAGTTGCTGGTGGTAAAATAGCTGGTGTATTATACTCAACTTCAAACGGATTCCAAAACTATGGTTTTACTGGAGGAAGTGCAACCGGTACATCTGGTTCATTTGTAATTACTGGAGCAACCGGTAGTGCAACGAATGTATCAGCATCAACAGTAACATCAGCTACAAATGATTTATCAGATGTATTTGGTGAATCTCCACTTGGACCAAAAGAAGCATACACTTATGTTTACTTTGAAAATGCAGCAAATGGTTTACCAACAGCTAGTATATCTAGTATTGTATTACCTACACAGGATTATACATTTGATGCACAGCCTGCACAAACTCCAATGGTTACCTCTCAATTGATTAGTGGTGTAAGATATGACCTTTTCAAATTTGTAACTTTAGGTGATGGTGCAAATTATAATACTAAATTTAAAGTTGGTATTTCTAATGTAAAGGCAGCTGGTGAAGATGGTGGTACTGATTATTCAACTTTTACTGTAACTATTAGAAGTTATTCTGATATTGATAAGAGAAAGAGTGTTGTTGAAACATTTAACAATGTAAACTTAGACCCTGCTTCTCCAAACTTTATAGCTAGAAGAATGGGTGATTCTTATATTACAATTGATTCTGCTGGCAAAATCACACAAAATGGTGATTACGCTAATAAATCAAAATATGTAAGAGTTGAAGTAGCAATAGCTGGTTCATATCCTATATCAGCAGCACCATTCGGACATGCAGCATATATAAATCCAATTGAAACAGCAGCTGGCGATGTAACTAAAGTACCTGCGGTTGTATATCAAACAGGTTCAGCAGCTAACACAGCCGGTTCTCCAATCTATTATAGTGGATTTGATTTTGAAGGTGAGGGTGTATCAATTGATAACGCTCAATATTTAAAACCAATTCCTGATGGAGCATTATCAGGTTCAAACGCTGTTTTCGGATTTGATTCTCAATTATCATACCAAATGACTGGTTCAAAGGCAGTTGATATGGTTAAGAGACAATTTGTATTAGCATTCCAATATGGATTTGATGGTATCAATCCAATCACACCAATAGCTAAAGCTGGTGATGCAAATTGGAGCAATGCAAATCAGCAAGGATTCAATTGTTCAACTTCAGCAGCATCTGGTTCAGTAGCATATACAAAAGCAATTAACGCAATTTCTAATCCTGATGAGTGGGATATCAATATGGTGGTAACACCTGGTCTAAACTACCAAAGCCATCCAGCAGCTGTTCAAGCAGTTATTGATATGGTTGAAGATAGACAAGATGCATTCTACATAGCTGAATTTTCTGATTATGATGCAACAATTGCAGATGTAACTGAAAAAGCGCAAGGAGTAGATTCAAATTATGTTGGTACTTATTATCCTTGGATTAAAACAATTGATACAAATACAAACAAATTAACAATAGTTCCTCCATCAGTATTATTACCAGCGGTTTACGCAAGTAATGATAGATTGGCGGCAGAGTGGTTCGCACCGGCTGGTTTGAATAGAGGTGGTATCACTGGAGCAGTTAGTGTATTGAATAGATTAACACATGCAGAGAGAGACACTCTATATGAGAACAAAGTAAACCCAATCGCAGCATTCCCTGGACAAGGTATTGTAGCATTCGGACAGAAGACATTGCAAGATAAGGCTTCGGCATTAGATAGAATCAATGTAAGAAGATTACTTATCACAATGAAGAAGTTCATCGCTTCAACATCTCGTTACTTAGTGTTTGAACAAAATACATCTACAACTAGAACTCGTTTCTTAAACACTGTAAACCCTTATTTAGAGGCTATCCAACAAAGACAAGGTTTATACGCATTCAAAGTTGTAATGGATGAAACTAACAACACACCGGATGTAATCGATAGAAATGTATTAGCAGGACAAGTGTTCTTACAACCGGCAAAGACAGCTGAATTCATCGTAATTGATTTCAACATCTTACCAACGGGAGCATCTTTCAACGCATAATTTGAAAATAAAGGAATTGGATATTTATTAATATAAAATAAACGGAACAAAAATGGCAGAAATATTAGAATTTGATAAGATGTTCTATACGAACTTCGAACCTAAAATGAAGAACAGATACATCATGGAAATTGATGGTATTCAATCATATTTAGTAAAAGCTGGTAACAGACCTCAAATTAACTTTGAGAAAGTAACCTTAGACCATATCAACGTTAAAAGACAGTTGAAAGGTAAAGGTGAGTGGCAAGATTTAGAAATCACTCTTTATGACCCAATCGTTCCATCTGGAGCACAAGCGGTAATGGAGTGGGTGAGATTATCACATGAATCTATTACTGGTAGAGATGGATACGCTGATTTCTACAAAAAGGATATCGATATCTATATGTTAGGACCGGTTGGTGATAAAATCGAACAATGGAAACTTAAAGGAGCTTTCATTCTTCAGGCTAACTTTGGTGATTTAGATTTCACTTCAAACGAAGTAGCAACTATCACTTTAACATTAGCTTATGATTACGCTATCTTAGAATACTAATCTAAAAATAATAAAAACAATCAGGGGATATCAAAATATCCCCTTTTTTGTGCTTTCTAATTTTTTAAAAACTATGTATTTATATATACAAACTTAAAACAAGTAAAGTTATGACAGACAAAGTATATGATTTTCCAACGGAAGTATTAGACCTTCCATCTCAAGGTAAAGTATATCCACCAGAACATCCATTATCATCTGGGCAAATTAGAATTAAATTAATGACTGCAAAGGAGGAAGATATTCTTTCTTCATCTAATCTTATTAAAAAAGGATTAGCAATTGATACATTATTTGAATCTATTATAGTAGATGGTATAAAATCGGATGATATTATTATTGGTGATAAAAACGCTATCCTTTTAGCAACTAGATTATTAGGATATGGTGCAGAATATAATTTACAATTCTTTTCATCTAAAAAAGGTGAAACAATTAATGTAAATTTTGATTTATCTACAATCCAAACTAAAGAAGTTGATTTTTCAATATTCAAAAACAAAAATGAATTTGATTATACAACACCAAGTGGTACTAAATTAACATTTAAGATATTAACACATGGTGATGAAAGATTAATTGATAAAGATGTAGAAGCTCTTAAAAAAATAAATAAAGATGTATCATCTGAGATTAGTACTAGATTAAGATATATGATTAAATCAGTTGATGGTAAGAATGATTTAGCAACTATTAACAAATTTGTAAACAATATGTTAGCTAAAGATAGTAGAGCATTAAGAGAGCATATTAAGAGTATGTCACCTGATATGAATATGAAATTTGAATATACTCACGAAGATGGTGAGGTGGAGGAGGCACCTATTGCATTAGGAGTTGGGTTTTTTTGGCCTTCCTACCAATCATAGTATAAACCTTCATTCGCAGATTTTTGATATGGTTAATTATGGTAATGGATTTACTATGATGGAATTGTATCAAATGCCAACCAGACTAAGGTTATTTTATTATAATAAACTGGTGGACTCTAAGAAAAAAGAGAATGAGCAAGTAAAATCATCACAAAGACAATCAAAAGTTAGGATAAAGAGATAATTTCTCCAAATCCTAACTTTTTCTTTTATAAGATATTTATTATCGTATAAGTAAACAAATTCAAATATGAAAAAATACAAATTATCAGAATCTAAAATTAATGAATTTTGGGATTTATTTTTTAAAAAGAAAAAAACGCCATATGAAATTCAAAAAATAGTAGATAATGACCCTATATTAAAGAAATTACAAGCCGATTATGATAAACTTGATTCAAAGGCATCGGATGGATTAAAAACTATAAAAAGACAAGATCCTGATATTTTTAATACATTAGTTAAAATGGGACTAGCTCCAAAAGATATATAATCCATTTAAAAAATAATTAATGGCAGATTCCAAAAATAGTAGAGAATTAAACGAATTGCTTAAACAGCAAGGAGAACTTCAAACTCGCTTAAATGAGCAAGTAAAGGCTGCCGCAGTACTTAGTGGTAAGGAAGCTCAAGAAATGGAAAATAAAATAGCTAGTACTAAAATACTTTTGGGATTGACTGAGGAGGAAGCAAAAAAGAGACAAAAAGCATTAGAACAAAATGAAAAAAGACAAACTAAAATTAATGCATTAAAAGAAAAAGAAAAAACTCATCAAAAAGAATATAATGAATTAATAGATGAATTTGCAACATCTATTTCAAAAATGAATCCTCAATTACAAAAAGCTTTACAAATAAATACTAATAGTGCTGGTACTTTTGGAGAAATCGAAGGTAGAATTTTACAACTTAAAAAAAATGAACTAAACTTATCAGAAGAACAAAAGAAAATAAACGATAGTCAAATAGAAGCATTAAGTGGTTCACGTGATATGCTTATAGATGCAAATGATGAGTATATTAAGCAAATAAATAGTATGCTTGGCATACAAGAGGTAGATAAAAAAAGAATTGAATTTTTAGAAAAAATAAAAGATTTAGGGGAAGCTGATAGAGAATTGGCATTACGAGCATTTGAACAATCTGAAAAAAAAGAACATCAATTAGAACGTTTAAAAGAAATTCAAGAACAAACAAATGAGATAGCTTCAGAATTACCGGAATCATTAACATCAGCCGCAGGAGCAGCAAAAAAATTAATGGGAGCTCTTATAGCAGGTTCTCCTATATTATTATTATTTACGGCAATAGGACTTGCAGTTGAAGATTTTTTAGAATTAGATAAAGCAGCGGGTAAATTTAGAGAGGATACTGGATATACAAAAAAGCAAACATATGAAATAGAACATTCAGCTCATGAAATTGCATTAGAATATGCAAAGATGGGAGTGGATGCAGCTATTGTATATGAAATAACAAATCAACTTAAGAATGAATTTAGTGATATAGCTCAATTTAGTGAAAGTACTTTAGGTGCACTATCAATAATGACAACCAATTTAGGTATATCAGAAGGTGAAGCAGCTAAATTACAAGCCGTATTTGAGCAAGTATCTGGATTATCACAAGAAACAGCAGCTAATGTAGGATTGCAAGTAGCTAGTATGGCAGAGATGGCCGGTGTATCTCCTAAAGAGGTATTAGAAGATATTTCAAAAAGTGCAGGAATTACATCAAAATATTTTCATGGTGATGTTGGTTTGCTTAAAGAGCAAGTAATAAAAGCCCATCAATTAGGACAAGAACTTTCTGATGTTGAAAGGGTTGCTAAGAGTTTATTAAATTTTGAAGAAAACATTGGAGATGAATTAGTAGCAGCAACTTTTGTTGGAGGGCAATTTAATTTATCGCAAGCAAGAGGTTTAGCAGCTGCCGGTAAAATGGTTCAAGCTCAAGACGAGGTATTAAACCAAATTCAAAGAAGTGGAGAATTTTCCAAACAGGATGTATTCACTCAAGAGGCTTTAGCTAAAGCATCTAATATGACTGTTGAAGAGATTAATAAACAATTATCAATTAGAAAACGATTAGGAAACCTTACTACAGAAGAAAAAGAAAAAGCAACAGCTGCTATAAACGCAGGATTAGATATAACGGAATTAAATGATGAGCAGTTAAAACAAAAAACGGAAGAATTTGCATTAAATACACAAATACAATCATCTCAACAACAAATGGGTAATGGATTGAAAGCAATTGGTACTCAAATTGGTTCATTGTTATTAAAACCAATGCAGTTATTAGCAAGTGTATTTGAATTTATAGCACAACATTCATTTGTACTTTACGGACTTATGGGTGCTCTTGGAGTTGGTGCATTTTTCTATGCAAAATCTGTAAAAGAAGCTGCCGCTTCTAAAGCTCTAGAGGCAACGATGCAAAGTGCAATATTGAAATCCCAATATGAACAATTATTAGTATCACAAGAACAAGCAGCTCTTAATGCTGAAAAGGTAGTAGCAGAAGGAATAGTTACAACTGAAAAAGAAGCTGCAGTAATTGCAGATACTGCAGATTTAGGAATGGCAGGACCTAAAATAGCAGCAGCTACTACAGAGGCAGGCATAAAAGAACAAAGTGCAATTGCATCTATTTTTGCTGGAAATGCATGGATGGGTCCTTTGGGTTTATTGGCAATTGGTGGAATACTTGGATACTTAGCATCATCTATGAGTAAAGCGGGAGATGTAATGTCACCAGCTAATGGTAAAACGGTAGTATCAACTAAAGAGGGTGGTTTATTTGAATTATCTGCAAATGATGATTTAGTAGCAGCACCCGGAGCAGCAAATGCATTATCTGGTGGTGGAGGAGGTGGAGTACAAATGAATTTAGCAGCATTATCAGCACCATTAAACTCAATGATTAATGAAATAAAAGCACTTAGAGCAGATTTAAATGCAGGTAAGATATCTGTTTATATGGATGGTTCTAAAGTTACATCCGGAATTACTAAACAGGTTGAAAAGACAAGCAGAAATAGTTTTAATTTAGCGTAAATATAGAATAGCATGCCATCATTAAAAGAATTATTTAAATCTCAAAAGTTAAGCAACGGCCAAACGGCTCAACAAAAGTATGATATTCAAAATAGTAAAGAGAATAAACCTACTTCTGCAAATGCATTAATGACGGCAATATCATTTCCATTACAGCAAATAGCAAGACGAAATTTATCTGCAAAAGGTAGAGAAACTAGATTTGAGGAAGAAATAACCGGATTGAGAATATTAAAAAATGTAGCATCTCCGATTATATATGGTACTGATATTATTAGATTAAAAACTCGTACTACAACGGATTTGGATAATATGAGAGAAGCAGCGAATGGTAGTAATGCTGGTGGTATTCTTAGTGCATTTGCAAATAAGATTAAAAGTTCAGTATCTAATTTTTTAGGATTACCTCAAAGTATAATTCCAACTTTAGTATTTAATGATACTAAAAATAAGCTTACAAAAAAAGGCAAATTTCATATAGGGTTTAATAGAAAGGATAGTAGTGTTTGGAATACAATGACATCTTTAAGTGAAATAAAAGATGATGCGGCAGGTTCTTTATTAGGTAAATTTTTACAACAAAATGCGCAAGGTACACCAAATCAAATGGGTGGCCAAATTTTAGGTGGTGGTATTCAAGCAGCAAAAAGTGCACTTACTAAAAAATTATTTGGAAGTTCTGCAGCTGGTATTGCTGACCCTTTATACAAAAACACACCTACTTTATTTGTAAAGAATAGAAATAAATATGGACAATTAGAATTCAATTCATTGAAGCAAGATTATTCGTTATTTGAATATAAGCACTACGCAAATAATAATGTGTACGGATTTAATTATTCTCAAAAAATATCCCCAAAAAGTGTAGAAGTTGGCGATAGAGATGATTTATCTACAATTCTTACAAACATTGAAAATATATTTCCACAAAAGTTATTACCTAAAAAAATAACTAAAATACAATACCAAAACGATTACACTAATACACCATATTCCAAAGCTAAAAATGGAGTATTGGGCACAGTAAATGAATATGGTGATTACGTAGCAGAAAATTCATTAAATACTAAAAGAGGATTTACATACAATGAATTAATGTATGATGCTAATGGTAACGCAACTGCTATGCCTGGTAATTATGGAGATGCTTTAAATAGCTTAGTTGCTTTTAGTGAAGAAGACGAATTAAAATTAAATGATTATACTAAAAATTTAGATTTTATACCATTAAAATTTTATTCTGTTGCAAAGAAATCCGTTGTTATGTTTAGAGCAACAATAAGTGGATTTAGTGAAACTCTTAGACCTACTTGGGAGCCGGGTAAATTTGTAGGAAACCCATTTAACTATTATACATACAGTGCAATAGAAAGAACGGCAACATTTAAATTTAAAATATATTCATTATCAGCTGGAGAACATATAGCAGCATGGCAAAGAATTAAATTCTTAACATCATTAGTATATCCACAAGGATATAATAGTCCTGCCAAATATGTAGTACCACCATTTATAAAATTTACTTTAGGAGATTTATATCACAAAAAAGAAGGATTTATAGAATCATTAACATATACTGTGGATGATAATTATTCTTGGGAAACGGGCCTTAATGCAATACCTGGCGCTTCTGGAAATGGAGCTATTGGACAAAACGAATTAACAAATTATAAATTACCAATGATTATAGATGTCGATGTATCTATAAAATTTGTAGAATCGGCCGCATCTCATGGTAGTGAAACAAAAGGAAAAGATTCCAAAGGAAACGATATAACTATATTTAATCCAGCAAGTAATTTATATGCATATGGTAAGAAAGCAGATGATGCAAAAAAGAACATAGACAGTGGAGGTAATCCAAAAACAAATACAGCGGCATCTCAACCAAAAGCTAAAGATGGTGCTAAAAAAGAAAATCCTGTTAAAAAAGCAAATACAAAAGTAGATTTTTCAAGAGAATCAAATTTAGCAGCTGGAATGAAAGATGGTAGTGGTAAAAAGGAATATATTTTAGATGGTAAGAAAGTTAGTAAAGAAGAATTGGAAACAGCCGCAGGAATAAAAAAGCAATAGAATATGTCAAGTAGATATCAAAATAATAGAACTAAAAAAACAATTGATGGTAGAGAGGTATATCAATCAAAAATATATGCTAATATTCCATTGAGAGATGATGATATATATGTAGCAACTGAAACTGGTGATAGATTAGATTCACTTGCTTATCAATTCTATGAAGATGCATCTCTTTGGTGGATAATAGCATCTGCAAATAATATACACAATGCTGTATTTGGTTTTGAGGATGGGACAATATTAAGAATACCACAAAACTATTTAGAAATCGTAAATAATTTTAATAGATAATATGTGGCCTAAGCTATCAAATATAGAAGCAAATATCGCTTCCAAAATAAAGAATAGAAATAATGTAGCAGCTAGTACATTGAATTGCTGGGTAAGAGTTATTTCTGGAGCAAATGCTGGATTGATATTTGAATCACATCCCGAATATCCAATATTTTCGCTTGCAGGTGAACCATCAGTATATGGTAATTCAACAACAAGCGGTACTATTGGCACAGATTGGAACGGTAAAATAGTATCTACTAAAGCTGGTAGAGCATTAAGACCAAGACCAATTATAACTGGATTGGAAGTTAAAGAAGGACATGACCAAATATCAAGAGAAGCAACTTTAAAAATAAAATGTTTTACATTAGAACAATTAGAAAAGATTCAAGAATATTTTATGGAACCGGGTTATACATTGTGTATTGAATTTGGATGGAACACTCCAAATGCTGCAGCTGGTATAATAAAAACAAAAGAAATATTATCCGATGGAGTTTCATCAAATTTAAATCAAAATAAATTACATGCTAAACGAATTAAATCAAATGGAGATTATGATTCTTTTTTAGGATTTATAGTTGGTGGTAGTATTAGTAATGAAAGTGAAGCATTTGATGTTGAAATATCTTTAAGAGGGTCTCCATCTTTACCTACATTTATGCAATCTCATAATTTACCATTAGAAAAAAATAATAAAGGAGATATTGATTTACGAATAAATAACACAGGTCCCCACCCATTTCCATCAGCAGACGCGGAAAATGAAAAAGTTAATGTATTAGACCGAAGATTTATTGCAATGTTCAATGCATTGCCAACATTTAGACAAACGGATGATGTTAAAAACATATTAAAAGATGGTATTACTCCGTCGGTTAAATTAAATGAACTTGATTTTATAAATTTTGATAAAGTAGTTAGTAATTCTGTAAATTCATTTGCAGACCCATCTTTTTTTAAAAGATTTCAAAAAGGACAAGGAAAAGAAGTTAATGTTAATGGAACTGCTGGTGATATTCCAATAGAAAAAGATAAACTTTTTTCAAAAAATAGATATATTAGACTTGAATTGGCTGTGGCAATATTAAATAGAATTGGTGTTATTGAAGCATATCAAATAGGAAATGAAAGTATTGATTTACGAATTGATATTTCAAATTCTGTTATTGGTGCTTTTCCAAAAATCTTTTCAGCTAAAGCTGATAAATTACTAATAGCAGGTACACTACCTGATTTTAGTAAATATTTTTTAAAGCTACCAGAGGAAAACCAACAGGCGTTATATGATAGTGAGTTTATTGGACTTGGTGTCCCTTTTGTTGAAACAGACCCACTACCAAATGCCAATGTAAAGGGGTATAGTGAGAATGCTCAACATTGGGGCTATATTAAAAATCTTTATGTAAATTTTGATATGTTTAAAAATAAAATTGAACAAAAAAATAAAAACATAAGAGAAATATTTTTAGATATATTAAATGAAATGTCTGATGCAGTAAATTCATATTGGAATTTTCAAATAGTAGAAATTCAAGATGAAAATGGAAATATAAGTAAAGTAACTGAAATAAACGCATCTACAATTCCTTTATTAAATCCAACTAATATAACAAATCCAATAAAACTTACTCAAATTGAAGATACTAAAACTACTATAAAATTGGGTGTAATAGATGAGCATTGGATAGGTAAGCCACCAACGATAGAACCAATACAAACATTTTATCATAATGGAGCTAATTGTACATTTTTACAATCAACTTTAGAATCATCTATACCAGGTGAAATGACAAGTGCAATAGTTTCTAGAAGATTAAATGTTGTAACAAATCCGGATTCTCCTATAACAGATGTTGGTGGATTTTTTAATGCAAGTGTTGATTTATTTTTAAAAGAAGTAATAGCTAACGGACAGACTAGAAAAGTAACTACTGAAGCAGCGGTTGGTGACAGTACAAACCCACCAGTTAAAAAAACTGAATTAGAAGAACTACAAGAAAACAAGGGAAAGTTAGGTGTAGTTAGAGATACAGATGAATTAGGAAATAAAAAATATACATATAGTAAAACACCAGGACAACCAGATCCACCCAAGGTATCAGATGATGATATACGTGCATATGAAGCATTAGAAACAGCTATAAATGCAAAAAAAGAGCAAACGCAAAAACAGGAAAAAACAACTCTTACACAAAATTTAGATAAACTTGATGTAGTACCAAATCCAAAACAAGCTACACCATTAAAATTAGATAATTCAAGTATTACAGATACAAACAAATTTAAAGAAAATTTTGCAATATATTGCTTTAATGATACTTCATTTTTTGATAAAATTAAAAATAAAAATTTCTTTTTAAGTAAACCAACAGATAATTTAGTAAATAAAAATGGTTCAATAGATAAAAGATTATCGCACCCATTACCTATAAAATATAGTTTTAAAATATTGGGAACAAGCGGATTAAGAAGAGGTGATATGTTTAATATAATTGGTATTCCTACAAAATATGCAAAATATGGATTGTTTCAAATAACTCAAGTTGAACATACAATTGAAAATATGAATTGGTTTACATCAGTAAAAGGAGAATATAGACAAATACAATAATATGAGTATATACAGAGTAGTATATGATAGACTTAATAGAAGTAAAATAAATCAATTTGAAATACCAAATATAGAAACTCATGTGCCAAAGCCAATAGATACTGATTATACAACGGGATATATTACTAGATATTTTATACAAAAATCAAATGATATAAATTCTGTTGTGCGTGAAATATCAAAAACAGGATATCAAGAATTTATAAATAATAGTTTTTATACAATCGTAACATTAGATTGGAAGATAGCAGGTACTGCTGAAGAAATAAAAGAAGGAAATTTAAAATCGGTAAAAAGAGCAGCTAAGGTATTACCAGCTGTTCAACTTTATTTACCATACCTTTTACAATTTTCTAAACAATAATTTGGCAGTTTAAGAAATTATTCGTATATTTACATTATATAATGGGGATGCCATGGACTTGATTGCAATGAGAATGGTAGTACCACACGTAGAGAGATGTGCTAGAGCTCTTTAAATCTGCGCAAACAAACAACTGACGAAATGTCAACTATGACCTTTGATTCTATGATGGAATTCATTGGGGCTTCTGAGTACGCATACGCTGCTTAGTTCATTCCGCATCACTCGTGGAACATTTAAATAGAAGTGAACAAAACGGAGCTCTACCTATCGGCTCTTTAAAACTGATAGGATGGTGGAATTGCTGAATTAACCATTCGGCCCCAATTATTTTGGAAAGTTTGTAAGATTAAACTTTACCTAAACGTGTGATATGCTGGTATTATGATTACTTTGTAAGACAGGGGTTCGATTCCCCTCATCTCCACCAAAATCCCATTCTACATTAATTTGGTAGTTTGGGATTTTTTTTGTATCTTTGTATCCTATGATAATTATTGAGTCTATTGAAGAAATTAATGAATTAAAAGAAAAGCTGGAAACTGAAACTTCGGTTTGGTATCCATTGTGGGTAGATAATAGTAAGCATCCTTTAAACACTTCTCTTTCGCTCGTAGTTGTACGATGTTCAGATGGCTTATACGTTTTACCACATAAACATACAGACGCTCTATCGCTAAGTAATGAGCAAATAGAGACCTTACTTAATACCAACGGACAAAAGTGGATATTTCAAAAAAAGAAGATATTACATACTCTTAATGTATTAGTAAATCTATATGATGTAGATTCAGCATACTTTAGAAAGGAAGCAAAGGTAATTGATTATGAAGCCCCTTTAAATCCTCTCCTTTCAACGTTGACTCACAAAGGGTATAGAGATGATTTAATCCAATCCCTTCCTCTAATGAAGATTGTAGAAGCAATAGAACCTCAATTCGGTAAGTACTTCCATAATGAACCTTATACTCCTACACTTAAATGGTATAATGAAGTGT